TGTGGGTCACGGTGTGGGTCAGGCGGTTTTGTTGCCTGAAAAACCGAACATATAAAAGAGAAAACCCGCGAAAATCTTTCGACTTTCGCGGATTTCTGGAGCTAGTGGCCGGACTTGAACCGGCGACCTGCTGATTACGAATTATGAGCTCCAATCAAAACCACGTGAAATGTTCTGAAATATCTTCGATATCCTGCAATATCTTGCGAAAAGCCTCTGATAAAGTAACATATACTTTTGTGATTTTCACAGTTTATGATAGAAATAAACAACCAATAAGCAACCAATAAACGACTAAGAAACGACCGACGTAAGCTCATAGCCATCCGTGATTGTATGAGCAAATTTTTTCACAGCACTCAGGATCTTCTCTGATTGATCTATCAGCAAGGATGCATCGAACTCTACAGACGGTGCTGCAGGATCAGCACCAGCTACACTGTAGACTTCGTTTATATAATCACTCGAATCGAACGCAAAGCAGCCGGAGTTATCCATGGCTTCGTACATTCCCTTTTTTGATACTGTGCAAGAGACGTTTCCAGACCTGACGATGAAGGTCATAAAAGCCGAGAACCGCTTTCCGCCGTCTGCAGTAAAAAGAATGCACAACTGATTTGGAGATTCATCGATTCTAAAGATTGGGGAGCACGAAGCAGTCTGTGTAATGAGATCTTGCAATGCAGCAGATGTTTCTCTGCTACCGATAGAAGAAATAAACTTATCGGAAGGTGACGATACGAACTGGTTCGAACTCATTCCTGAACCTTCTCTTTCTGATACTTGCCGATAATCGTATCGATGATTTTCTTATCGGCTTCAGATGCAACGCTGTATGTATAGATTAAGCTCACGTTTTCCGGTGATGTAGATGCGTAATCGCAGTTTTCATAGGTTCCGAGCAGCCAGTCTATTGATATATTCAATGCCTGTGCGATCGCGCACAGAGTTGTCAAAGACGGCAGCACTTTATATTTCGGGTAATTAAGATATCTGCATATGCCTGACTTCATTATCCCTGATTTGATTGATAAATCGATAGAAGACATCCCACGCTGCTGCATGATGATTGACAATCTTTCATTTAAGATTTTTCCGACTTCATCTTGATTAAACTTGACCATACAAACACCTCGTTTTTTATATATCATACATTAGTTTTCCGAAAACATCAACCTGCTTGAACATAATAACAATTAAATTACAACTTTACGTAATTTTATTATTGACAACTAGTATTGGTATGCTACGATTAGTATATAGATTCCATAAAAGGAAGGAGGAGGTAAAATGAAGCAACTGGAAATCAAAGGAGCAAGAGTCATCAAAGGACGAAGGATTATGCTCGGATACAGCCAGCAGCAGATGGCCGAGCTAATAAACAAGTCGAAATCGTCGTATGTCAAGAAGGAAAGCGGCGAAGTTCCTTTTTCGATTAACGAGGCCATTCTGGTTGCTGACAAACTTGGGCTTGATCTTGAGGACTTCAATGAGGTTTTCCTCGGCGGGCAACTGAAACAAGAAAGCCGAGATAAAATCCATACGGATATTAGACCCTAATTTTTTGAGAAAAAGTTGCAATGAATGCAACTCTTGTTGCACCGTTTGCAATCATGTCTTATCTATGTATTTATTCTAGCAGAAAGGCGAGGGAATAAAAATGGGACGTGGAGCCACGAAAGCGGCAGGTAATGTGTATTATAAAGCCCGAATAGAAGCGGCAAAGTGGAACGACAGGCTTTGCAGCAGAGAGGGAGCAGCGGAAGCACTGGGCGTATCGGTAGATACAGTCAAGAACATTGAGCTTGGCCTTCACAAGTGTGTTCCGGTTGACCTGGTCGTGCTTATGTCTGACTTGTACAATGCTCCGTATTTGCTCAGCCTGTATTGCAAGAAAGAATGTCCGATCGGATGCAACTATCCGATTGCGACTGCAATGACGCCGGTCGAGAGAACGACACTGAAGCTCATCAATCTTCTTGATCCCGGCAAGTTGGAAGATGTCAAGCGTGAGCTGATTTCAATAGCGGAGGACGGGGAGATCACAGAAGATGAAATCCCCAGCCTGAAGGAAATCCTCGATTACGCCGATAAGCTCATTTTGTCAGCAACTGAGCTCAAAATGCTCGGATCCCAGGTCATGACAGACCACGAGAGAGAGGTGAAAGCGAAATGAAGAAAGCGCTTTTGGTCCTGAGATGCCTGTTTTCGGCCGTCAGCATTGTGGCCGTCGCTGCAGTCTGCGTAATGCTTGTGTATGCAAGCACAGCTGCTTCACTCAGGGCATTTGGCTTTGTCGATGACGAGAAAGAAATCGTCATTGAGCAGGAGCCGACAGACCAGATGGAATGCAAAATGTCCAGAATCCCATCCGTCAAGTACATAGAGTACACGTTGGTCGAACTTGACGAGCCGGAGGAAGTCGATGAGCAGGAGGAAGAAAGCACCTACGACGAGGAAGCCAAGCTGCTCGAGGAAGGCTATGTGAGCGACGAGATTCCGCTTTCCTATGATTTGCAGATGGTAGCCAGGGATGCAGCAAACCGGTTTGACGTGCCGTATGCGCTCGTGATTTCAATGATCTGGAAGGAAAGCAGCTTTTGCGAGACTGCATACAACGCCGAGTGCTATGGGCTTATGCAGGTCGCAAGCATCAATTTCCACTGGATCTGCGTCGACCTTGAAGATATTGGCGTAGAAGATATCGCATTCGATCCGGAGGACAACATCTACGCCGGGACGTATATGATCAGTGATCTGATCCGGAGGTACGGCGACTACAACCTTGCACTCATGGCTTATAACTGCGGCGAGGCAGGAGCTGCAAAGCTCTGGAATCAAGGATATTACAGCAGCGGATACAGCAGATCGATTATCAGCTATATGGACGACTTGCTTGAGCGTGGAATTGCAAAGGAGATGGTGCTCGATGGAACATTTGGCTAAGGAGCAGATTATCAACATCGTACATGCCGTGGAAAAAGAGCGACAGATCCATTTCGAACCAGATGAAGTCAGCGAGGTCCTAGATTACACGATGCGAAAGCTTGCGTATCTCAAAAAGGGCCCGGACTACTTCCCGCTGCTGTTCGAGTGTGAACTTGGAAACCATGCCATGTGGGCTGGAATTAAAGCGATTGGAGAGATGAACAGATGTCGTACAACGTCAGTTTTGGCCTAGAGCCGCCAGAACCTGCTGAGGTCTGCAAGTGCAAGTTTTGCGGTGATCCGATTTGCGAGGGCGACGATCAAGTCGTTTTCAACGGAGATCATTATCACGAAGATTGTTTCGAAGAGGCTGCTCCGGAGATCCTTCTGAAAAAGTACGGAGCTGTCAGGAGCGTGGCAGGTGGCAATGATGAGTACGAAGATTGAAATCCCGCAGTTCCCTGAACTTGAATTTGAGGAACAGCAGCACATTTACACGCTGCGCGGGATGGAACTCCCAAGCGTAACGAAAATCATGCAGCCGCTGTCCAGTTTCATTTACTCCGGAGTGGATGCCAGAACGCTCAATGCAGCGGCGGACAAAGGAACTATCGTCCATAATGCCTGTGAGAACTTTATCAAATTCGGGATTGTTGACATTTCAGCTGGATATTCCGGATATATGGATGCTTTCCTGAAATGGCACGAGGATTATTCCCCTGAGATACTTGCTTCGGAAACCCGCCTGTATCACAAAGTCATGCGGTATGCAGGCACGGCAGACATGGTTGCCATTGTAGATGGTGCTCTTACCTTGATTGATATCAAGTCAACGTACAAGCTGGAGGAGATGGCCTGCGGCGTCCAGCTCGAAGCCTATGCGCAGGCATTCAAAACAGACGGCCTCGAGATTCAGGCAAAGCAAATCCTCCATCTCAAAAAAGATGGGACCTACAAGATCATGAAGTTTGAGCGGTACGATCCTGAACGCTGGAGAGTGTTCGGAGCTCTGAAAACCGTTTACGACTATACACACAAAGCTGCATAAGAACTGCAGCGGAAAACAGGAGGAAAGGACATGGAAATCATCACCGGAACATCCGCGCAGGCCCTTGACACGGAGGTTGCTCTCAGCAAAGAGGTCTACACCGTCGAAGAGCATGCACGGAACATTATCATCCAGAACGATGCACAGTTCAAAGCTGCTGCTGAGTTCGGCAGATCGATCAAGGCAAAACAGGCACAGGTGAAGGAATTCTTCGAACCCATGCGGATGTCTGCGAAGAGAGCCTACGATGAAGTGCTCTCCCGGAAGAAGCAGATGCTCGATCCGCTGGAATCCGCTGAGAAAATTGTCAAGCAGACCATGAGCGAGTACCGCATGGAAAAGGAACGCCGCCGGAAGGCAGCAGAAGAAGCCGCTAGAAAGGAAGCTGAGGAGGCTGCAAAGAAGAAGCTGGATGAGGCTGCTGACCTTGAGAAGGCCGGAAACTACGAGGCTGCGGCCTATGCAATGTCGGATGCGGAGGTCATGGATGACTACGCCAAGACCGGAATTGCATATTCCGCTCCGGCAAAGACTGCCGGCGTGTCCGTGAAGAAGGACTGGGAGATCGAGTCGGTAGATCCTGCACTTGTCCCAATCTCGGTTTCTGGATATGAAATCCGGCCGGTTGATCTGAAAGCTGTACTCAGGCTTGTGCGTACCACCAATGGAATGATTCAGATTCCGGGAATCAAGATCAAGGAAACGAATGTTGTTTCGCTTAGAAAGTAATTTAGAAAGGAAGCAGAAAAATGGCAGCAGAACTTACGAAAGCAGAACAAAACGCCCTTTGCGCGAGTTACGACGTCATGGGGACACACGTCGAGCTTGACCTTCCGTTTGTGAAGAAGTACCTGGTTCGGGGAAGATCTGAACTGGTTAGTGACCAGGAGATCGTCTTCTTCATGAACACCTGCAAACAGCTCAAACTCAACCCTACCGTCGGTGGAGAAATCTACCTCATCAAATACAGCAAGGACGATCCTGCGCAGACTGTAATCGGAAAAGAAACTTACATGCGCCGCGCATGGGAGCATCCGAACTATTTATTCAAAGAGGATGGCATCGTCGTCCAGAGAGGGAATCAGATCATCCAGAAAGAGGGGTGCTGCCTGTATCCGGGGGAGGCATTGATTGGCGGATGGTGCAGAGTCCACTTCATGAGACAGGATGTTGAGCGCACTGCATTCAAAGAGGTCGCTTTTGCTGAGTACAACAAAGGGATGGCAAACTGGAAATCGAAGCCCGCGACCATGATTAACAAGGTCGCAATCAGCCAGTGCGTGAGAGAAGCGTTCCCAAAGGACTACGAAGGCGTGTACTCCGAGGATGAAATGATTGCTTCCGGAGCGATTCCGGCAACTGCAATCGACACCGAGCCTGTTGGACCTGCTGCAGACAATACTCCCGATGATCCTGAAATCTCGCAGGAGCAGAGACAGCAGCTCTTTCGAACCGCAAAGGAGCATTTTGGAGCAAGTGGAAACGATGTCCTCAAAGAGATCCTTGCGGATCATGGCCGCGACAGCACAGTGAAGATGCCAGTGTCTGTTTTTGCAGAGATTATGGGTGATCTTCTCAAACGGGCGCTTGACGGAAAGGACGTAAACCAGGAGACCGGCGAGGTGACTGACCTTGAACCGAGCGACGAATGAAAGGCTTCAAACAGGAGCAGGAGGGAGTGGAAGATGTGTCAAACGGGAGGTACTTATCGGTGTATTCGACAGTTGATGGACCCAAGCTGCGCGATCTGCGCAAGAGATTAAATACGTCCTCGTTTGAGGCATTGGGAATCCTCGTTTTCTTCTGGCTCTGGGGGCAGAACAACACGAACGAGGCTGGCGAAATCCTGAATGCCAGCGAGGAGGATATCGCCAGATACCTTTACGGTGTAGGCGTTGGGTGCAGTCTTGACCCGAACGATGTTGTGACTGCTCTCATAGAAACCGGGTGGATCGACAATGCTGAAGGAAAGCTTGTCATCCACGACTGGGAAACATGGCAGTCCGATTGGCTTTCGGCACAGGCGAGACGCGAGAAGGACGCAAAGCGGAAGGCAGCGGCCAGACGCGGAGCCGGTAGTGGAGATGAACCTGTTCCGGGAGAGAGTGATGGGAGCATTCAGTATTCGAAGCCGTTTGAGGAGTTCTGGCTTGCGTATCCCCGAAAAGACGAAAAAGGCTCTGCCTATAAGAAGTACATGGCGCGGTTAAAGAATGGCTACAGTGCAGAAGATCTGCTTACTGCTGCAAAGAACTACGCGCTGCAGTGCAAACGAAAAGGAACGGAAAGGCAGTTTATCAAACAGTGCAAGACGTTCCTGTCCGATACGATGCCATTTACGGATTATTTGCCGAAAAAGGATGAGCCCGATGATCCGAATGGAAATCCTTATTCCAGATGGGGGTAAAGAGAGATGCCAGACCAGTACGATTTCATGGCCCCGATTATCAACAATGCCAGAAAGAACGCTACGGTTAACCCGGATGACTTCAAAGACGCCGACGGGCTGCTAGTCTGTGGGAAATGCGGGAAGCGAAAGCAGAGATTTATCACGATCACAAGAGACGGAACAGACGTCCCGATGGTCGTCCCTGTAATGTGCAAGTGCAAGTCCGACGCATACAAACAGCAGCGGGCGCGAGATGAGCAGGAGAAGGAAATGGAGGCCATCAGCAAGCTCCGCCAGGAAAGTCTCATGGACAGTAGGTTCCGGAGCATTTCGTTCAAGAACTTCGTCATCAACCAGTGCAACGAAAAATGCTTCAAGCTCTGTAAACGGTACGCCACGGCGTTTGACAAGATGGTTGAGAAGAACATGGGCCTGATCATGTACGGTGGCGTCGGAACTGGCAAGACATTTGCAGCGGCCTGCATTGCAAACCATCTGCTTGACCAGAAGATCCCGGTCATCATGATCTCGTTTATCAAACTGCTTGAACTGCTCGAGAAGAACGCAGACAGCGATATCATCCAGAATCTTCAGGCGGCGAAGCTGCTTATCCTCGATGATCTCGGAGCGGAGCGCAGGACAAGCTATGCACTCGAAAAGGTCTACAGCATCATTGATGCCCGGTATCGGTCGAAGCTTCCGGTGATCATCACTACGAATCTGACGATGGATGAAATGATGAGCGCCGAAAGCGAGCAGTATGACCGGATCTACGATCGGATCTTTGAGATGTGCTATCCGATTGAGTTCAAAGGAATGAGTTGGAGAAAGAAAGCGGCTTTTGCAAAATCCAATGAAATGGAGAAATTCTTGAATGGGTAACAAAGAACTTATAACTGGGGAACTGCTCATATCCGACAAGAATGATCGAAATACGGTGGCTATGATTCTCTTCAAGAACGGATACAGCGTCACTCCAAAACGCCGGCGCCGGTCGGCAAAGACCTATTACGATTATCTGGAGTATTCGGCCCTTGCCAGAAAAGAGGATCAGGCCGATGAGTGATTATCAAAAGAAGGTGCGGTTCACTGTACTTGGCGAGCCACAGGGTAAGGGCAGACCGAGATTCCGCAACACCGGGAAATTTGTCCAGCCTTATACTCCTGACAAAACGGCTTCGTATGAGAACCTTATAAAAATCGAGTACAGACGTCAATGCGGGGACTTTAAGTTTGACCATGATACGCCGCTCGATGTGAGAATCACCGCTTACTATGGTATTCCAAAAAGCAAACCAAAGAAGACTCAAAAACTCATGGAGGAGCGAAAACTCAGACCTCTCAAGAAAGCGGATGCAGACAACGTCATCAAGGTGTATCTGGACGCGCTGAACAAACTTGCCTATCACGACGACGTGCAGGTTGTAGACCTTCAGATCAGGCGGTTTTACAGCCGAGACCCGCGTGTGGTAGTCACGCTGCAAGAAGCAGAAACATGGTAACGAAATAGGAGGTAAACATGAAGAAACTCGCAACGCTCAGCCCCGGTCGGATCTTCAGCTTCGCCGGTGAACAGTTCGTTGTTCTGGAGCAGCGTGACGGCGCCGCGTTTGTCCTGCTGGCTCAGAGCAAGGAGTCCTGCCCGTTCAACGACAATGACAATGCGGAGAACCGCAACGACTACACCCGCTCCACCTTGAAGGAGCGCATCGACAAGTGGGTGGAGGCCCTGCCTCGCACCTCGGAGGAGGCCGCGGCCATTCTCCCGTTCGAGGTGGATCTGAGCTGCACCGACCGTAGCAAGAGCTACGGCACCATCACGGTCAAGGCGGCACCCCTGACGCTTTGGCAGTACGGCCAGTTCAAGGAGTTGATCCCGCTGAACGAGGATGACTGGCACTGGCTCGTCACGCCTTGGGAGTGTCGGTGGCTCCGCTCCCCGTACTCCCACAACCCCAACCGCGTGTGGAGCGTCAGCTCCAGCGGCGACTGCAGCGGCATCAGCGCATCCAACTCGTTCGGCATCCGCCCCGCTTTGCTTCTTAACTCCGACCTCTTGGTCTCTTTGGACGACGAGGTCGAGGAGGAGTCCTGCGACGAAGGCGATACCTGCACCTGCGGAAAGACTGTGGACCTCTCTGGCGTATGCACGAAGGACCTGATGGCGGAGATCTACCGCCGCCTCAGTACAGAAGAAGGGGAAAACGACGATGCGTGACGAACTTGAGTTTGACGGCTTCTGGGAAGGGGCAACGCCGTACCGTTGCGATTGCTGCGGGAAGGTAGAAAAGTTCCGCTTCGACAGCAAAGACGAAGCATTCGATTCTAAGAAGCACCGAAAAATCCTGCGCGAGCGTGGGTGGCTCACGACCAAGGTGAACGACCAGTGGAAAGACTTCTGCTCTGAAGAGTGCAGAAACAAATACATCCGGAGCAATACGCTCTGAGACTTAAGGAGGAACGACAATGTGCAAGGACGATAAGTATATCTCGCTCGAATGCGACACATTCGAAGCTCTGAAAGAGGACTTCGACAAGATCATGAATGATACCCTCGGAAACATGGAAATGAAAGGCGCCGAAGATGCAGTCGTGACCATTAAGATCAGTGTTTCTCTTGAGAAAACTCAGGTCAGAGACAATGAGAACGACTGCTTCCGCGATATCACAAAGCCCACATTCGACCATTCTGTTTCCTCGGTTCTGCAGATCAAGTCCAAGCGGTCTGGTTCCTTGACCGGCGATGAGATGCTGTTCGATGTTTCGTCCAACAGGTATTACATCGGAAAGATCAACGACGGCCAGACATCGTTCATGGACGAAGACGGAAACGAGCAGCCGTGGGCAGCTGAAGCGCAGGTTGTAGACGCCGACTATGAGACCGTCCATGATGACCGTGCGGCACTTCCGTCCGGAATCAAGCATCTTCCTGAGCCGGAAAGCGAAGGTGAAGACGAGGAAGAATACCCTGACTACGAGGAACCCGAAGCGTAAGTAGCTTCTGGTCCGGAAGGAGAAGCTGCATGAAAACTCCAATCGATATCGTGCGCGGGAAAATTGTGGACGTCGACGAGCATGGTGTCATGACCATCAAAGCCAAGTACGATGACTGGCGCACAATGCTCCGGCGGGATTATAAGGAGTGCAATATCCAGATGATCGACAGCCGGCCGCTTTCTGATAAGCAGAGGAGAACCTGCTACAAGCTTTTGCGGGAGATCTCAAATTTCACTGGCATGGGAATCGACCCTACCAAGGAATACCTCAAGCTGAAGTTTCTCGCCGAGGATCTGCAGGTAACAGCTGACCATATATTTTCACTATCCTCTGCACCAATGAGCCTGGTATGCGCGTTCCAGCGCTTCCTAGTCAACTTCATACTTGATTGGGATATCCCGTGCAGCTTCTCGCTTCTGAACTTCGTCGATGATGTTCCGAATTACATTTACGGGTGTCTTGCACATAAGAAATGCTGCATCTGCGGACAAGCTTGCGACATCCACCACGTCGACCGAGTCGGCCTTGGCCGGGATCGGGAGGAAATCGTTCACGAGGGTATGGAAGCATTGCCGCTTTGCAGAATCCACCACACGGAAGACCACAATCTCGGAGAACAGAGATTCCAGGAGAAATACCATATTCCCGGAGGAATCATCCTCGACAAGACGTTGTGCAAGATCCTCGGACTTAAACGAAAGGAAGAAACAGAATGTTGAATCATATCGTCCTCATGGGACGGCTTACGCGAGATCCTGAACTGCGCCAGACTGGATCTGGCATATCTGTAGCGTCATTTACGATTGCGGTCGACCGAGACTATGCGGCACAGGGAGCGGAGAAAGAGACCGACTTCGTCGATATCGTTGCATGGAGAGGGACAGCCGATTTCGTCAGCAAGTATTTTGCCAAGGGCCGCATGGCCGTCGTCTCCGGCCGGCTGCAGATCCGCAACTGGCAGGACAAAGAAGGCAACAAGCGGCGCAGCGCAGAGGTTGTTGCGGACAACATTTACTTCGGAGAAAGCAAGAAGGATTCTCAGGGAAGCAGCTTCACGCAAAGCGACGAACCGGCACAGAGCACTGACTTTGCCCCTCTTGATGACGATGATTCCGAACTTCCGTTCTGAGGTGAAATATGTTTAAGACGAAAATTGAGTATTGCGATTCCACATGGAATCCGGTATCTGGCTGCATCCATGAATGTCCGTATTGCTACGCACGGTCCACTGCAAACCGTTTCAAAGGAAACGATGATGGGCTCGAGCCGAATGCGAGCATCGTAGAACTCGAGAAACCGCTTTATTTCACCGGCGGCGATGGGAAACAGAAAAGGGCCCCGTATCCGTTCGGTTTCACGCCAACCCTTCACAAATACCGGCTGAACTATTCTGAAATGAGATACCTTGGGAAGACCGTCTTTGTCTGCTCCATGGGCGACCTCTTTGGCAGCTGGGTCCCGGATGATTGGATCAGTCAGGTTTTCAATGCGTGCTCGTTCTTCCCCAATCGTCGGTTCCTGTTCCTCACGAAGAACCCCGCAAGATATAAAGCTCTTGCAGAAAACGGCATGCTGCCGGAGATGGAGAACTTCTGGTATGGGGCTACCTACTCGGGCGGAGAAGAGTGCTCTGCTGTTATCCCGGATCTCGGAGACAGAAATACATTCCTCAGCATTGAACCGCTTATCGGGCCTGTGGACCTTGAAAAGATTGAGATGAATCCGAAGTGGATCATCCTTGGAGCGGAAACCGGAAACAGAAAAGACCGGGTATCGCCAGAGAAGGAATGGGTAGACAGTGTCGTTGCGTATTGCAAAGACCAGAATGTCCCACTGTTCATGAAGGATAGCATGATTATGATCACTGGCGACAGCTTCTGCACAGAAGTTCCATGGGAGGATAAGAAAAATGAGAGTGTATCTTAATTCGATCATGGGGATCCCGGATGCAATTACAACGATGTTCTTCAGCAAGCGCACATGGACAAGAAGGCTCGAAGAAGACATCCGGAATACCTGCAGCGATGTCCTCGACCGAAATGGAAGAATGCTGGACATTATTCCAATGTCTCTGGACAAGAGCTACGAGAAGTATTGCGACTGGATGAGCATGCTGCTCAAATGGGGCAAGAGTCACACGACCATGCTTGAGTTCATCCAATTATCATTCACGGTCGAGGGGCTTCACAGAGGCGCACAGGACGATTTTGATGCCCACGCAGAACGGCTTGATAATCGAATCATTCGTTCGTCAACGCGGATGGCGAAGTCCATGGCCGGCGACGTGTCGGAATGGTATTCCGATAGAATCATTCCGACTGAGGTTGCACTCGCAATGCAGGGAATCAAAATGCCGAACAAAATCGAGCGTGATGGCAGCCAGTACACGTGGACGACACATGGCTATGTACGAGATGATTTGCTTGATGATCAGGATACGGTTCGCGGACTTTATCGTCTCAGCATCCCAAGCAACTTCATTTTTGAGTGCGATCTTGCAAACTACTGCCATATTTATCAGCAGCGAGGAGCGCACGGGCATGCTCACCCGGAGCTGAAGCTTTGCATGGAGCAGCAGGCAGATGAGATCGCCAGGTGTCAGCCGCTTATTACGAGAGAATTTATGAGGAGCGTGAAAATCTAATGACGTATGAAACTTTTGAATTTCTCATCAAGCAGATTAGCGACAAAAGCAACAACACACTGTTTGAGAAAAATGCCGGTTATTCAAGCGACGCTGATGCCATCCACAACTTTGTTGCCGGCGGGATGGCAATCGGCAGGACTCCTGCGCAGACTGCGCTTGGGTATGCCACGAAGCACTGGGTCGCTTTGGTCGACAAGGTTGAGAGAGACGATTTTTCAAACAAGGAAGACCTTATGGAGAAGATCCAGGATCTCATTAACTACCTGAGATTGATTTGGGTCATCGCCAATGATGACACCTGCACAGTCACCCTCGATGAACCTGCCCCTGGAACAGCCTTTGGGAAGTTGAGGGACAAAAAATGAGTGAAGAAACTAGAGCATGGGCATACCCACCGACCATCAAGATCAAGCGGCATCACCCTGACCTGATTATGCCTGAGTACAAACCCGGCAGTGACTGGATCGACCTGCGAGCTGCAGAGAATGTCGACTTCCACAAAGGCGACCTTGTAAGAATCAGCCTTGGCATTTCTATTAAGCTTCCGGATGGATACGGTACGATCCTCGCACCGAGATCTTCCACAGCAAGACGCTTCGGAATCATCTTGGCAAATTCGATTGGGATCATCGACAATTCGTACTGCGGCGACGATGACATCATCTGCTTCGAAGCGTATTGTATCCGGGACGGTTTTGTCGAATTCAACGACCGGATCTGCCAGATGACGATTTATGAACATCCGGACAGATTTCCAATCGAAGAAGTGACGAAGATGAACGCTGAGAATCGTGGTGGCTTCGGAAGCACTGGGGTAAAGTGAAATGGCTAAGAGAAGAAGCTATAACCCGAAAAAGGGACAGGACTATCCGGACAGAATCAAAGAACTGATTCGGGTGAACCGAGAAGCGGAACGCGACACCATGCGGCAGTTCATGTTTGATCTCGTAGGAATCGTCCTTCATTCTCCCAAGTACATGGGAAGCGACTCGTTCGGCAAGGACAGGATCAATAACGTCAGAAAAGGCATTAATGAGATGTACGATGACTTTATTGATGCGCTCAACAAAGATGTCGAATCGGACTATCGGCGAGAACAGCTTGACCGGGAACTGAAAGCCACATGTGAAGAGTCGGATTTCGCGCCGTTCTCTGAGCGTTATGACTGGATAGAAGAGATTACATACTGATATGCCGGTAGGGGAGGCGAATGAGTTACTGCCATATGGATAGCAAACCTAACATTGTCAGACGCCTCGAAGTGTACCGTGACGCTTCCATCGGATTGGAGTATCAGATTACCAAACTCGAAAGACTGAATGCCAGACTGTATGGCCTTGAAGCTCAGAACCTCACCGGAATGCCAAGATCAGATGATGTGGACACAGACCGGTTCGCACCACGGCTGTTCCGAAGGGACGAGGTTGACAAAGAGCTTCGGGATAAAGTCTGTGAACTCAATCGGGAACGAAATGATCTGCTTCAGGCTATCAGCGAACTCCCAAAAGCAGCCATGAGGAATGTGATTGAGATGTATTACATAGATTGCTTCGATTGGCGAGAAATCAGCGAAGTCCTGTTCAAAAGCAACGAGGACTACTTCGACAGAAAAGAAAGCTACGACAGGCGGATGTTCCGGTATAGAGAAACCGCACTGAAGCTCCTGCTCACAAATGAGCAGAGGAAGGAACTTCCGCCCGGATGAAAGCAATGGTGCGGAAACGCACCATATGGAGATGGCGGGCGCGGATAAGGCTCATCTCCTTATTCGATGGTTCAACTCCATCCGTCTCCACCACTGCCCATCTTTTGCACGTTTCAGTGCATAGACAGGCTCCTTTCTTCATGTAGAAAAGCGCCGCCCACGTAAGCGAAGACGCTCGCCGAGTGCAGTACCAGTACACTTGGTGCTCTGGCCTGAGAAGGTCAGCTGTGGGTTTCGGCCAAGAGCGCACCCGCAGCCGTGTAAAACGGGGTGCAATGCCCAGCGTTTGTGTAGCTGGAAAATCGAAGTGCAAGGAAATCTGAAAATGGATATTTAAGAAAAAATTAAACATAAAATATCCAAAAACTATTGACTAGGCGGGTGACTATGTTACGATATAGTCACAAGGACATCCCAATAAAATGCAGAGAAGGTAGCCGACAATCGGCATGACCACAGCAAGCGAAGGCGACATTCGCCTGAGTGCTAAACCGGGGCGGGACCGGATCTCTGCAAGGCATAGATACCTCCTGAAAGCTGACAGCCCGGAAAGACGGGAAGCGCCGACGACTTTGGGACGGCCGTCGGCGCTAAATATCCAGCATTAGTGTAACGGAAACACATCGGCCTTCCAAGCCGAGGATGCGGGTTCAACTCCCGTATGCTGGTCCACATGGGTATTGCGGCGGACCCAGGGAAAGTGTTGAGGTTCCAAAGGCTTGGTGAAACGATATATCCGGCCATCCGCTCGGCCTGTAGGTAGTGCAAGTACGACAGGGCGCAGAATTACAGTAGCTGGCTCCGGCTTAATGGTTAAAGCAAACGGATGCGACCGATGCACCGGCGCAGGGCTGAAAAGTTCCGTGGTCAATTCCCTCTTGGCTTCCATACGGCTCGCTGTGAGGCGTGAAAGATGGAAGAAAAACTGGTGTGGCGACGCAGACCAACGGCGCAATGCCGCGTCTAGGCGTTGAGTAATGGCGGCTCTGGGGCCAAGAGTGGATGACTGTGACAAAATGATGGAAGCGAGCGAAACTATGGAGGAAAGCAATACCGCGTACTGCATCAGGTGCGGGAAGAAGACAGAGTATTCGATAAAGCTTCAGCGCGTGAGAGTGAATGTTTGTTGGGTGCGTTTCAGCTATATTGAGAATAGACCCTGTTGTATAAGTTGCGGAGAAGAAGTCTACGTTCCAAAACTTGAAGACCGAAATTCTGCTGCTAGGAAGTTTGCGTTCAACCAATCGCTGGAAAAGATCAGAAACAAATTTGATTCAAACGGAGGTAAAACATGAGCCTTAATATTCGTTACTTAACCAACGGCACAAAAAACGTCTACGTTGTTATAGACAGTCGCCCGATTCCTGTCAACTGCTACGAAACGCGGGATGAGATTCCGGTTCAGATTCGGCACTATGCTCCCGAAGGAAAGCCGATGTTTGTCGGTCCTGACGGAGCGCGGCTTCTTTCCGCAATGAAGGTGCTGTATCCAGAGCTGATGTGCGAATACTGCAGAAAGCCCGGATATTCAGGTGCTGTTTGCATATTTGAATCGTGCGTCGAGCCGTGGAAAACGTGCAAATACAGGTACACGGGGTCAAGAGCATGAACGATATCAGGTTGGTTGATTTCAGCGACGCGCAGCTTAAATCGATCCTGTTTGAGGTGTACAGTGCAGGCTTTGAAGCCGGATATTCCCGATGTACAGACATACACACTGGTTTCAACACATGGTATCATGATGTAATTCAGAAAGACAATCTGCCGGTCTATGCGGCACTTGACAGTACCGACAAGGACGTGCGGGATGCAATCGATAGCGTCTGCTGTATCAAAACGATCTTGTATTCAGGCCACTATGAACGCATCCGGTCGCAGCTTGAATTTGCAGAAAAAGTATTGAAAGATTTCATCGCCGAAAGGTGTTGAGATACCATCCGAGTTTGGCTAGTTCGCACAAGCGTTCCGCTGTGTAGAAAATCGGAACCCATGAAAGTCCTCGTTGCGCTGGTACGCCAAACACAACAGCGCGGGCAAAAATCGTTGGTGAATATCGCGCGTAACACGCAACGTTGACTGCTGTTCAATAATTCGGGAAACAGACAAAGAGCAGGCTTGGTTAAAGGCTCATAGTGCGGTGACGAACGCCAATTCCGTGCAATATATCTCGACAGCCTGCCCGACTGGGACGATGAGGAGGAGTGAAGATGAAGAAGACTACGCAGTATTGGGGCGTAAGCACCAAGTTCTTCGACAGCGGCAAAGTGAAGACCAACATCTTCCCGGTGGAAGCCGTAACCAAGCCGGAAAGCACGATGGAGGAGAACCGGATGTGCGACGAGTACCGGGACTTTTTCGATACCTTCGAGGAAGCGGCGGCGTGGGCGAACCAAGCCCGCAGAGCTTGATAGAAAGGAGGGAGCCAGATGAGCGATGACACCCGTTATTTCCGTGTCGAGGGCATGGTATATGTAGACCGTGAAGACGTTATCGACTGGCTGAACGAAGACCTGTCGGAAGACGACGAGCTGGACTACGACTACCAGCCGACCGATGAGGAATGGAGAGCCTACGCTTTAGAGCAGTTCGAGAACGACGAGATCGGATGGAGCGAAAGCAATCTCATCCCTATCGACTGAGCGGGAGGTAAAGCCGGAGCGAGACGCAGACAACTTTTTCTCACTCCGGTCAATTTTCTGATTGACTTACCGGTTGGGTAAGTTAAGATGAAGATGCGAACAAAAACTTACCATAGCAGGAGGAAGCAGAGATGACCGTTCGAGAATATGCCAAGTCGGTCGGCTTCGAGGTGGTAGGAAAGCTGAAGCGCCTGCCGGATGTTCACTACGGGATTGATGACAAGCATCACTACCCGCTGTGGATTGACGAAGCCGGGAACGAGTATTGCGGCGGCTACGGAAAGTGTGACTGCTACTTCATCATCACCGCCGATGGCAGAGTTATCTGAAAGGAGAGCAAGTACATGAACAAAGCAAGACGGAAAGCCATCGAGAAGGTGGTCAGCGACCTGTACGACATCCAGTCGGCGGTTGAGGAGCTGAGGGATGAGGAGCAGGAGTACCTCGACAACATCCCTGAGAACCTGCAAGGCTCGGAAAGATACGAGCTTGCAGAGCAGGCGCTGGAGAACCTGAACTCGGCGTATGACAGCATCGAGGAAGCTGCCAGCTACCTCGAAGAAGCGGGGGCGTAAGTATGGGGCGTGGAAATGTATGTGTGAACGGCGAGTAGGGTAACGGTTATCCTTGGAGGTGCAGCGGGGTCCGAGTCCCCAAACGGTCAGGTTCGACTCCTCCATCTGCCGCCAATATGGAGCCGTAGCGCAGTTGGTAGCGCGCCTGATTTGGGATCAGGAGGCCACCAGTTCGAGTCTGGTCGGTTCCACCAGTTGCCAGGTCGCTCCCGGCTGATCTGGGCGGTTCCCGTCTCACCCCACAAAGAATGACACTGCCCGCTGAAAACTGCGCTTGTCTTGATGCGTCAAGACCGGTTTGACCTGACGGAATAGGGGCTGCGGATCTTCGGACCGTAGTTGCCGGTAGCGTGTGAAAATCTAAGCTGGAAGACGGCCAAAGGATGAAGGGAGAACGCCGGTGTTTGACTATTGCCAGGAAGCAAAGAAAGCTGCAGCGGAATTGGATAAATACGATCTGTCGGATATTCTGAAACAGTGCTACGAAATCGGGTGGTGTGATCCTTGGGATATCGGGGAGCACGGCATCATCGGGAAATATCCAGAACTGGAAGGTTCGGTACATGCGTTGGATCTGGATGAACTCATGGAATATCTCATGGAAAAATATCCGGTAAGGTTCAGTGAACGCATTTCTTACGCTATGTACCTAGTGTCAAAAAGCAACAACGAATAGAAACATACGGATGCGTGGCCGAATGGAAAAGGCAGCAAGGGTATGCGGTGCAGGAAAGCGCGGCACACTCAAACCTATTGGGGTTTAAGCAGCCACCTCGGACGGGAATAAAGCTCGTCGCATACTGTCTGCACCATGCGGGGTTCAAATCCTCGCCGCATCCACCAAAGCGCCCTTTTGTGGGAGTCGTGGCGCTTTCTACAAATAAAGTTCAACCCTCCGCGGCCACTGCGTCAGTGTGGCAACACGCGGCATTTGGTAAAGGGCAGCGACGAGCAACTGGCCCGAGGCAGTTCGATTCTGCCGAGCCGCACCAGCGAAGTCTGCAAATCTGCATGGTTAGTATCAGCTGCTACGGCCGATGTAGAGAAAACGCCGTTATAATGACGCAGATAAGGCGCTTCGCACCATGCCCACCCACATAAGAGGTGGTTACTCTATAAACCGTAGTGGGAATGAAACCTCCGCATCTGGCAGCGGTGTCGTCGGGTTGATATAGCCGATAGCGAAGTTTGGGAGTAAACAAGCGAAATGGGAACTCCCCACTCAGAAGGAATCATCAAATCATGCTTTAAGCGGAAATGCCGCTTACTTGACCGGGGCCTGCTCTGGTCAAGGTTACAGGTTGGTTCGGCGGGACGCCGCTGCATGAGCCTGCATACAGGGGTATCGCCAAGCGGTCTAAGGCATGGGACTTTGACTCCCATATTCGCAGGTTCAAATCCTGCTACCCCTGCCAGCCGCCCGTTTGGGTTCTCCGCGCGAGATAATAACAAGGTGGATTCATAACCCTGCACAGCAGGCCCGCCGCTGGCCGGCATTGGGCATACCGCAGGGCCACCGGCTAAAGACGCTGTACCCGCAGTGTCCAAGGAGAACGAGGCACAATGCAGCTATATGGGCCAGAAAGCGGGATAGTCGCCACGCTGCAATATATGATGGTGCTGTATGAACGGATGTTCCATGCTACAGTGATTGCATATGAGTAGGCTACAGCTAAGTGGAGTTTGACGAACAGCCATCATATCCCCTGCGCTTGATGCGTGGGATGCCGGAACCAACAGAATATAGTGGTGGAAACCCACCGGGGCGAGGTAACACTCGTGCCGACAGCGCAGTAAAAGCCGTTTGCGCGTTTCGGTCCGAAAAGGTAAAGGTCAAGCGGATATAGACCTTCGTAGAGACGGCACAAGTCCATTTTGGAACGTCCCGTTCAGCTTGCCGGGAAAGACTCACTAGTGGTCGAACTGGATGAATCCGCACTTGTTCGTAATGCTTGGGGCGAACTGAAATCCGCCAAGCTAGGCAGCACCTTTGGGAACGCTTTCAGGGCTGTTGATACATAAGCGCCGGCGCGCAATCACCTGATTTGCCGTTGGTCTGTGCACAAGACCTCACGGCCGGTACGTCAAGCCGGAATCGATGGGCCGTTATCTCAAAGGCTAGAGCGACCAGCTCATAACTGGTAAAATCTCGGTTCGACTCCGAGACGGCCCACCACTTTTAAGGAGGAAGCAACATGATCGAACTTACCGGGAAGTATGGAACCGCAAAAGTGTTCACCGATGTTGTTGATAATGAATCGATCTCTCAGGTCATCAATCTACTCAACCAACCATACATCCAAGGCAGCAAGGTCCGCATGATGCCTGACATCCATGCTGGCGCTGGCTGCACAATCGGGACTACGATGACCATCAGCGATAAGATCTGCCCGAACCTGGTCGGCGTTGATATCGGATGCGGTATGCATGTTGTCTGGATCCGTGAAGATCACATTGATCTGAAAAAGCTTGATGAGGTTATTCGGCGGGAGATTCCGTCCGGGTTTTCAATCCATAGTGAAGCTGTTCCGGAGGCTGATCTGCTCGACCTTGCATCTCATCTGAGATGCGGAAAGCATGTTGACATCGAGAGAGCAAAACGAAGCATTGGAACACTCGGCGGCGGAAACCACTTCATTGAAGCGAACATGGACGATGAAGGACACATCTACATCGTCATTCATTCCGGAAGCCGCCACCTCGGACTTGAGGTTGCGAACTACTATCAGGAAGAAGCGTACAAGCAGCTCACCCAGTATAGTAAGGCGGAAATCGACGAGGTGATTGAGTCACTGAAGGCTGCTGGGCGAAAGAACGAAATCCAGAGCGCGATCGAGAAACTGCGAGGAGAAAGGAAACATACTCCCGTCCCGAAGCCTCTTGCTTATGTGCAGGGATCGCTGTTTGATGATTACCTGAATGATATGCAAGTTGTCCAAAGGTTTGCGCGTCTTAACAGATACTGCATGATGCGGGCAATTATAAATACGATGGATCTGCATTGCGAAGATGGTTTCACGACAATCCATAACTATATTGATGTCGGAAACATGATTCTCCGGAAAGGCTCTGTGTCCGCGCAGCTCGGCGAGCGCTTTATCATTCCAATCAACATGAGAGATGGAAGCCTGCTCTGTACGGGAAAAGGCAATCCGGACTGGAACTACTCCGCTCCACACGGCGCCGGCCGGTTGATGAGCCGGAGCGCAGCAAAAGAAGCCTTCACTGTCGATGAGTTTGCAAAACAGATGGAAGGTATCTACACTACATCGGTCGGGCAAAGCACCTTGGATGAATGCCCAATGGCCTACAAGGGCATGGACGATATCGTCAACAACATTGGCCCAACAGCGCAAATTGACGCGATCATCAAGCCAATCTACAACTTCAAAGCTGGCGATTGATCAACAGCAAGAATGCAGCACCTCGGTTGTGAGGTGCTGCATATTTATTTTCGGAGCCTATTGACTAGGTAGATAGGTATGCTAACGTAAAGTCACAGAAAAACAAAAGGAGATATCCGATATGAAAAAGAATACGGGCTACGATATTACGGCAAGATTCGAACGCAGCGGAGAGAAGTTCGTCGTCAAGTACAAAAGGCCGAGCGAGTGGAGCTTTCTGTGGCCTGACGATCTTGAGCCCTTTGAAGAGACATTCGACAGTTGTGTCAAAGCAATCAAGTTTATGGATCTGCTGAAGACCGATGCTGAATTCTGGAACGGAACATTTACCGCAATCGGCCTCCACGGCGAGGAAATGGTCCGGTATGCGAAGAAACGGCGGGCAGCGTGAGAACAAAATTTGATAAAACCGAGATTTTGTGATATATAATAATTGGAGGTTGATGATATGCCTGAACTTTGCAGATTCTACAATATCGTTATCAAGATGATCTTCAACGATAACGAGAAGCATCACAAGCCGCACGTTCATGTTTACTACAACGAGTACGAAGCATCAGTCACTTTTGACGGCGAGGTCATCGCAGGAAGCCTGCCATTCAAGCAGCTGAAACTTGTTGCGGCGTGGGCGGCAATTCATGAAGACGAGTTGTACGCCGCGTGGAACAATGCAGTCCGTGGTATTCCGTTTGGTAAAATCGAGCCCTTGAGATAAGGAGGAGCTGAACATGTACGTTTCTAATGGCATTGCATATGCAGGAGAGAAGGCGCCGGACATCAAGGTTTGTGGCGTCCGGCCGATGAAAGACCACAAGCTGTGGATCCGGTTTACCACTGGCGAAGCAAAAGTATTTGATTTCAAGCCGATGCTGAGTAAGCCGGCATTTGCCGTTCTTGCAGATGAAGAGAAGTTTGCTGGGGTCTACATCGACTATGGTGTAACAGTCTGGGAAGATGGGGACATCGACATTGCGCCAGAATACTTGTACAATCATTCCGTGTCGGCAAATGAAATAGCGTGACCCTGCAAATCTGCAACAGGACATAAGCAGTACACTAACATGGTGTGCTGCTTTTTTTGCTTTCAAATCTGATAAAATTGAGATTACAAACCATTTTTGACAGTAAATGTCGCATAATTTCACGAAATGTCATTGTAAGTCCACTAGGAAGTGTGTATTGTGTATAACAGCAAAATAAGAAACGCCACATACCAGAGTTTCAAAGTAGGCAATTTTGATTCTCTCCTGCGAAATTGCCGCTTTGCAGAACTCGAAAAAAAGCCCGACAGCCACTTTGTCCTTTCATGGCTGCCGGGCATTTTGAAATGATGCGGAGGTTTGATTATGTCTTTTCAGGCATTCGTCAATATGTTCTTCGGCGAAGAAATATCAGTCGAAGACTTGGGAGACAATCTCGACTTCCTCCGTGAAGAGTACGCAAAGTTTCTGAAGTGGTACGCAGGAGAACTCAACAAGGAGCCGTAGTGTTCTACGAGATCGACTTTGCAGCTGCATCTATTGCCTGTGCAAGATTATCAAACTGGACAGGAGAACAAAGCTTCTCGATATTCTTGAGCGATATCGTTTTGAGCCCGTTCAGCTTAGGATCTGAATTTATCCGCTGCGTACACAGAACGTAGAACCGCCACCAGTACATGTCGAGAATGTTCGCACTTTTGTTTTCTGCGGTGAAGAATGCAAAGACGTAAATGTCATTGTTCCGCTGCTGCGGGGCGTTGTGCTTGATATCTCCGTCCTCCGGGATTCTTGCCGGAGCAATGGAGAAGGCGATTCTGCTGGACTTTCCCCAAGCCTGGAGAACACCGGCTGATTTGACTTCGATGCGGGCGGGCCTTCCGGTCGCAGGAATGATCGGGCCTTCGAGATCATACGGTTCAAACCCGGTCCCAATCTCTGGCCGCGTCGGAAAACCTCCGCGTTCCAAGGCACAGCGCACAAGATAGTCTGCAAATGTGCCGCGCTGCATGTTGTAGTGAATGTTTGAATAGGCCCAGCGCCAGAAGTCAAGCATGGAATAATCGAGGTATTCTCCATTGAGAATCACCTTTTCGTTTCCGTCGTACATCATAGCCCCCTCCTTGAATATCACGCGCATAGCGATAAACATATTCTACAGAATCGAAAGACCTGTTTCAAGTTACATAACACCCACGGCGCTCTGCAATCTTGGCAGAGCGGATTTTTTTCAATTCAGGAATACAAAAGCAGGAGGAGAAATAAATGGAGAAGCGCATTGAGGTCGTAACAAGGAGAGTCGGAGACCTTAAACTCGACTTTGGCAACCCGAGAAAAATCAAAAAGCAGAAAAAAGACGACCTGCAGAAATCGCTCAAGGAATACGGTGACTTTGATATCATCGTCATAAATGAAAAGAACCAGGTCATCGGCGGCAACCAGAGAGTCAGTATTATCAAAGCTGAAAATCCAGACACCGAGGTTGTCTGCAAGCTGCTTATCGGATATACGGTTGCAGAACAGAAGTACATCAATATCAAGCTCAACAGCCATGCTGGTGAGTGGGATATGGATGAGCTTGGTGACTGGACAGCTGACCTCATGGGAAACTTCAAAATGGACATCGACCTGAAAGAGACTCCGGTGGACGAACGGCCAATCAAGGAGATGGAGCTGATCCACTATGAGAAATACGATTATGTTATGATTGTCTGCCGCAGCGAGCTTGACTACAATGATCTGGTCAGAAAGCTTGGCATTGAAGGCGCAAAAGTCAAGGTCGCAAAGCGCAGAATCAATGCAAGAGCAATCTGGTACGATGAAATGGAAGCTGTCATTGTTCCTGCTGATGAATATAAGAAAATGCAGGTAGATTAAAATGCCGGAGCAGAAGGTCATTTTGGTTGGCGCTGGCGGTCATGCTGCATCCGTCAGCGATTCCGCAAGGATGGCGGGAATCCATATCGTGGGGTATGTCGATGAGGTCAAGACCGGTAGATATCTCGGAAGAACGATCTTCAAGAGAATCGAGGACATTCCGGACTATCGGAGTTACCTCTATCACATTGCGATAGGGAGCTGTGAGGCGAGAGCGAGATGGTACAAATACATCAAACAGCTTGGCCTGCCGTTTATCAATATTATCGATCCGAGCGCTATTGTTGCTGATTCTGCACTCATCGGTAATGGGAACTTCATCGGAAAGTTTACGACCATCATTGCAGGATCTGTTATTGGCGACAACAACATCATCAATACGAAGGCTCTCGTCGAACACGAATGCAGAGTTGGAAATCATGTGAATTTATCGACCTGCTCCATCCTGAACGGAGATGTGGTTGTTGAAGATAAAGTTTTTCTTGGAAGTGCAGCACTCTGCAACGGGCAGATAAAGCTCGGAGAGGGCTGCATTGTTGGTTCTGGGAGCGTTGTACTTCATGATGTCGACGCCCACAGCAAGGTTGTCGGTGTACCAGCAAGAGTGATTGAGAGAGGAGTCCAGCCATTATGAGTACCCTCGTGATTGCACCTCATCCAGACGACGAAATTCTTGGAGTCGGAGGAACAATAGCCAAGCTCACCATGCTTGGAGAACCGGTGCATGTGTGCATCGTCACACGAGGATACCCGCCGCTGTTTAACGAGGATCTGATTCGACAGGGGCGAAAAGAAGATCTGAAGGCAGCTGAACTGCTGCGAACGACGAGTGTTCAGTTCCTTGATTTCCCTGCAGCGCGGCTCGATACTGTCGACCAGGTGAAACTCAACAATGCTCTTTCCGAGGTCATAAATGATCTCAAGCCATTTGTCGTGTATATTCCGCACAGGGGAGATATCCACTGCGACCATAAGATCGTGGCGGATGCAGCAATGGTGGCGCTTCGCCCGAAATACGACCACGTGGTCAGAAGAATATACGCATACGAAACGGTCTCTGAAACCGGATGGGACACGCCAGATCAGCAGAACGCCTTTATCCCTGATGTGTACGAAGACATCACGGGGACAATCGGCATGAAAACTGATGCGATGCGCATTTTCAAATCTCAGACCCAAAGATATCCTGCCGCGCGATCTACACAGGCGGTCGAAGCACTTGCCATGTACAGAGGATCGACAGTCGGATTCCGGTATGCAGAGGCATTCCGGCTTATCAGAGAAATAAGGAGTTAGTCATATGATCGTTGCGTCCCACCAACCGAATTTTTTGCCCTATATGGGTTTCTTCTATAAAGCAGCCAAGTGTGACGTGCTTGTCTTTTCCGATGACGTGCAGTTCTCCAAGAAGGGTATGCACAACTGGAATCGAATTAAGACCCCGAGCGGCGAGGCGAAGCTCACGCTTCCGGTGCACGCTCATCATGATATGCGGCTTGCGGATATCAAGGTTTCGGAGGCTCCGTATTGCATCGATAAGATTGTGAAGACGCTGGAACAGAACTACTGCAAGGCGGATTGCTTTGAGGAAGGACACTTCATTCTCGAAGAGATGGAGCTAATGGCGAGAAAGCCGAACCTCAGCATGGTCGAATTCAATGTAGCGATTACGGAGCTCGTCATGGAGATGTTCCGAATCTCTCCGGAGGTCAGGATTGCAACCAGAGATCTTCACCTGAGCGGGCATAAAGATGATCGGATATTCATGATGTGCGAGGAGCTTGGAGCGACAGAGTATCTGAGTGGAACTGGCGCAGCCGTTTATCACCAACCAGAGGAGTATGCACGGCGAGGGGTTGACCTTGTGTATTCGGATTACCGACCAATCAAATATCAGCAATTACACGGGAAGTTCATCGAGAACTTGTCCGTGATTGATTATATTTTCAACATGGGCTTTGACTTGCCAGAAGGGTGGTTGTCCAGATGAACAGCCCGACATTCAACATCTACATTCCAAGCTACAAGCGGGCGAAGACAGCCTGCACGCACAAGATCCTTGAATACTACACATATGTAGTAAGACAGTCCGAGTTGCAAGATTACATAGACGCCGGCATTGACCCGGAGCACATCTGGGCGGTAGAAGACTCTAAAATCAATAATCTGGTCAAAGTCGTCAACTACATCGTCGACAATGCTCCTGAAGATATCATCTGCATGATTGATGATGATGTACCGTTCCTCTATTATAGGCTGGATACCTACGAGAAGATCACGGAGCCTGAAACAGTAACGGCTGAGTTTGAAAGAATCGGGCAGCTCATTAGTGATCTTCGAATTGGATATGCCGCCGTTGATGCTTCCATTTCACCGTGGAACTATGGGAGCGAGTTTGAATTCAAGGGAACGTCTGGCGGTATGCGGTGGTTCAACAAGCCGTGCTACAAGTCGAGGTTCAGGGAAGAAGTTTATCACAACTGCGATTTGGATGTAGTGTTGCACGAGTTGCTGGTAAACCGGATCATTTTGAAACCCAAGTACCTCTGCACAAAAGGCGGAACAGACACAAACGCTGGCGGTAATACAGAGAAAAAGCGGGCGGATCAGGTAGCCTGCGCAAACCTCATGAAGCAAAAATGGGGGAAGTATTTCAGCTATAACTTTAAATCAAACAAGCCATATATCCGGGTAAAACGATAAAAAATGCAGGCAAATATTGACAGGCTGGTAGGTTATGCTACGATACGATAAACCAAAAAGGAAAGGATGATTCAATGGCTTATCGGTATCTCGCAACCAAGAGCGGAAAGAACATGTACGATATGGCAAGTCTGCTTCAGAAGGCAGCACGACGAGGAGAGTTCAATCTCACGAGCTATGCGGCGAATGAGATGTATGAAGGATACCACGGAATGCTGTGGAAGCGGATTCTCACTATCTCATGTGAAGACTGCTGGGGCGTTCTCACAAAAGAACTCCTGGTTCTTCGTGCGAAGGATGAGGAGGCTAGAGCGAACGGAGCACCGGAGATGCAACACGTTTCGAATGCTGTGGCGCTTCTGTGTAGAGCACTCAAAAGCCGCGACGCATGTTACTTCGCCTGCAACTTCGTGCTTACTCCGAATGAGCGGGATAAAATCGAAGTGGACAGCAAGCATATTGAGAGGATGAAAGATATGCTTCTGAACCTGCACAATGCTCCGAAGGAGTACGAGCAGATGGGATTCCTGCCTACAAAGCGGCGAACAGTAAAAACAGATTCCCTTACTCCGGACGGGAGTGATCCGTATTATGCGGTATGCCTTCTGAGGGAGGCAATCAACATTCTCGATATGGAGAACATTGGTTACGCAATCAGTCTTCTGCGCGTATCTCACCGAGATCTGCTGTGGGATGCGCTGATTCTCATTTCCATTCTGAATGGTGCGACAGAACTCACGAATGAGATTATGAGCCTGAAGACCGTGGATGGCTTGGTGAATGGGAAGAAAGATGCAGAAAGCAAGGATGAGATCTTCCTGAGCAAATCTGTGATGCTTCTGTGTTATGCGAGGAGTGGAGAGCAGACGCTCATGTCTTCCCCGATTATCAATCCGTACAGTTATGTAAACTGGAAGGAATATGAGGGAATTCGGGAAATCACAAAGAGCACGCTCCCAGGGGGCATTATTCCTGAATGGGTCTATGATGTCCATACGATCAAAGGGAAGAAAGCCGGCAAGACAGACTGGATTATGAATCTTGATGAGCAGGCTGGCCTTGATCCTATCAAGGTGTCGTTCTTCGATGAGGGGAGCTGGGGGCCAAGATATGACTTCAAGCACGCGCACGGGATGTGTACGGAGGGAGAGTATTTGGCAAGCCTCGAATACCGGAAGACGCATGAGGGAAACCCGGTCAAAAAACTGGAGAGAGTACCGATGAGGGAAATTAAGCCAGAGGATATCCCGGATGCTGCTATCCGAAGTCTGTATGAGCATTGCCTAGAATAAATCCGAATATTTCCAGAAAACCTCTTGACTAGGCTAGACGGTGTTGTAACGTATAGTCAAAGGGGGAGATAAAATGGAACGGAAATCGGATACAGTCAGACGGTTGGTGGCAGAGGGTGACTTCAAGGGAGCCCTGAAGATAGCGAAGGGGTTCCGGCTTGGGATCACGAAAGAGCAGCACGACGATATGACTCGTGCATTCGAGTGCATGACTTCTCCGAGGTTTTATCAATCCATTGGTTACAACATTGACCAGACCGTAAGGAAGGGCGTGGCTACTGTCACCAGTCTCTACGGGGCATAAACTCCCACCTAGAATAAAATACCGATGCAAGGGCGCTCACAGCCTCATGTGGGCGCTCTTTTTATGATGAAAAAGCAGGTGAAACAGATGAAGAAGAAAGTCGATAACGAAGAGTCGGCTTCCCCGGGCACAAGCGGGGGCAAAGCGGGAAGAGGAAGAAATAAGGAGTTTACTGACAATATCATCCGAGACAGTAAGACGGCGAAAGAAAGAGGGGCAAAGGGTGGGCAGAGATCTCAAGAAGTACAGCGGGTAAAAAGAGACGCCCAGTCCTCTGCCCGATATATGCTTGATCTTGCAACGAAGGGAGTAATTGATAAGAACCTCAAGGAACTCGGGTATGCTGAGAACGAGCGAACCAACATGGCAGCTCTGCATGCAAAGCTCCTTACTATGGCTATGGCAGGAGATCTGCAAGCGTATATTCAACTCATGAAAACGGCCGGGTACGATACTGAGGAGCTTCGGAAGGATCGGGATCTGGAGAGACGGATCAGCGAAACGGAAGCCAGAATTTCCAGTATCACGAACGGTGATGTTGCCGGTATCAGCTATGCCGAATCCACGAATGATGACGGCGATAGCTACGATACCGTGATATATGTGCCGGACAATGGCCGGCTTGAGAAGGTAAAGGAAGACAAACTCGCAAAGGTTGAGGAGCCGGAAGGGAAGGGCGAGTGAAAAGGTAGCTGAGGGACAGGGGGGATTACGTTGCCATTCATACTTAAGCCGCAGGAAGGCCCGCAGGAAGACTTCCTTTCGACACCTGCGGATATTTGTATTTATGGCGGCTAGGCTCCGCAGGAGGAGGAAAGTCTTTCGGACTTCTGCTTACCCCGCTGGCCTATCGGAATGTTCCGGGGTTCGGCTATACGGTCTTCCGAAGAAACTACAACCAGATTTTCGCGCAGGGCGGTCTTTGGGATGAATCGCTGAAAATGTACAGCGGTATCCGTGGTGCACACCCAAGACCGTCTCGTGGTGAGTGGGTCTTCTCCGGCAAAGACGGGAAGGTTCGCTCAAAGGTCTCGTTCGCACACATAGAGCGGGACGTGGAATTATCAAAGTGGCAGGGCTCCCAGATCTGTGGAATCGGATTCGATGAGCTTACGCATTTCAGTCGGAAAGCATTCATCTACATGCTGTCCCGAAACAGATCCACCTGTGGTGTTCGACCGTTTGTGCGAGCTACCTGCAACCCTGACGCAGATAGCTGGGTTGCTGATTTTATATCGTGGTGGATCAATCAGGAAACAGGATATGCAATCCCTGAACGGTCTGGCGCCGTTCGCTGGATGCTCAATCGGGATGATGAGTTCTATTGGGCAGATACGCCGGAAGAACTGTGGGAGCAGTTTGATCTCAAAACAGAGGAGGAACGCCAAGAACCGAAGTCGGTAACGTTCATCATGTCCTCTGTCTACGACAATAAGGAACTGCTGAAGATCAACCCCGGATATCTGGCAAACCTGAAAGCGCTGCCCACTGTCGAGAAGGAACGTCTGCTTCACGGCAACTGGAAGATCCGGCCGGCAGCTGGACTGTATTTCAAAAAGTCTCAGGTCGGCAACTACCTGAACGTCGTCCCGGACGATGTTATCAAGTGGGTACGCTGCTGGGACTTGGCAGCTACGGCAGAAGGAGAGAACGAGGATTCCGCTCACACTGCCGGTGTCCTTATTGGAAAGAGAAAGAACGGGAGATACGTCATTGCGGACGTGATCGATATTCAACAGTCTGCAAGCGACGTTCGAAATACAATCAAGCATACCTGCCAGATGGACAGGGCCAAATACAAGCGCGTCACAACACGTTTGCCGAAGGACCCTGGACAGGCAGGAAAGGATCAGGCACAGTCCTATATCAAGTTCCTGTCCGGTTTTACGGTCAAGACCGTAGCAGAAACCGGCAGCAAGGAAGCTCGTGCAGAGCCAATGGCTGCACAGTGGCAGGCAGGTAACTTCGATGTGGTGATAGCTGATTGGAATGACAAATACTTGACTCAGCTTGAGAACTTCCCGGACGGGAAACTCAAGGATATGGTCGATGCCTCTGCGAACGGATTCGCAGAGATCGAGGAAAGCAGCTTCAGTCTGAGCTCGCTCACCTCATGACAAAGGGAAGAGAGGCGATTTACATAGAACCGAATAACATGGCCCAAATTGAGCGGATGAGACGGTATTATCAAATGATTGCGAAGCAGACCGGAAGGTCTGTCCGTCCGTTCCGTGGAGACGGATATGTGAATCTCGTCACACAGCTCGGAAATAACAGAAACAATCAGGCGCCGGTGTATCGGCCTGAACTGCTTCCAAGTGATACCGAGCTTGCTGCTCTCTATGAGGGGAGCGGCCTCTTTTCCAAAATCATCGATGCGCCAGCAGAAGAGGCCATCAAGCATGGCTTCGAACTGCAGGACGTGACCGATGCAAAGATCAATGATTTTATCAGCGAAGCGCTGGATGAACTCGAATGGGAGAACACAGCAGCTACTGCAATCAAGTGGTCCCGTCTGTTCGGTGGTTCGATCATCGTCATGCTGATTGATGACGGCCGTGGAATTGATGAGCCACTCGATTGGAAGAACATCAAGTCTATCGATGAACTGCGCGTCTTCGAACGCGCAATCGTAGTGCCTGATGAGACCAGTATGTATCGGTATGTTCCGGGGAACCCTCTGGGCGGAAACCGGTATGGGGAACCTGAGTTCTACACGGTCAGCAGCCGGTACGGATTCTTCAACGTGCATGAGAGCCGATGCCTCGTGTTCCGAAACGGTCGAGTTCCTGAGTTTTCAGCGAACTCGATCTACCAGCTCTGGGGTATTCCGGAATATGTCCGGATGAAACAGGCGCTGGCAAACTCGGAACTCGCATACGGAAGCGCACCGAAGATGCTGGAGCGTTGTGTTCAGGCTGTGTACAAGATGAAAAATCTTGCGGAGGAACTGTCTACCGAGGACGGTGAACAGAACGTCCTCAAACGGCTCGAAGTGATTGACCTTGCCCGTGGACTGCTGAACAGTATCGCCATTGATAACGAGGGCGAAGACTACGACTTCAAGACATTCTCATTCACCGGCGTAGCCGATGTCATTGATAGCACCTGCAATATGTTGTCTGCGGTATCGAACATCCCGCAGACAATTCTTTTTGGCCGTTCTCCGGCCGGCATGAATGCTACCGGCACGTCAGACCTTGAGAACTGGTACAACTACATCGAGAGAGTCCAGAAGACGCAGGTCAAGAAGAATCTCCGATATCTGCTTTCTGTAATCTTCCAGGCCGGTATGTATCACGGCGAGATTGATGAGATCCCGAAAATCAAGATCAGTTTCAATCCGCTGTGGTCGTTGTCTGAGCAGGATAAGGCCAACGTCGATAAGGTCAAGGCCGACACCGAACTCGTCCGTGCCAACACAGCCAACCTGTATATTCAGGCTGAGGTTATCAGTTCTGACGAAGTACGTTCTGCGCTGGCACAAACGGATGAGTTTGACATCGAAACCATGCTCGATGATATGGAAGACGATGAGAATCTGATGACATCTATCCATGATCCGGTCAGTGATCCGGATGGCGGCGAGGGAGAAGAAAACTCCGGTGCTGATGTCACAGACAATACCGATCCGACTGCTCCTGACGCTACGAAGAATCCTGCTGAAAACGAGAAGGCAAGCCTGCCAATCAATCCGAAACGCTCGGACGGGAACGACTACGATGACTTCCCGGAGTATGGCATGTGGCTTGAGGAACACATGGAGGCTACACGCGAAGAGCAGAAGGCAGCAGAAGAGCATTACAAAGCGCTCAAGAAGGCTGGCAACCGTCAACACTCCAACAGGGATAATCAATCCACCAAGGAGCAGAAAACCGGTGGTGTGGGCGTCATAGTCGTCAAAGATGGAAAGATCCTTTGCGGCAAGCGGCATAATGATACAGGTTATGGCCTGCTCTGTGGCCCTGGCGGTCATGTGGAACATGGCGAGACCGCCGAACAGGCTGCGATTCGTGAGACCCAAGAGGAGTTCGGCATTACGCCGAAGAATATCATCCAGCTAGGGTACGGACCAAAGGAGCCTGAAACCGGTATTGCCCCGGCAATTTTCCTTTGCACCGAATATGATGGCGAGCCCGAATGCGATGACCTCGAAATGGTTGCGCCGCAGTTCCTGAGTCTGGATGAACTCGAAGCCAAGGCGGCAGAGCAGTACCAGCCGTTCAAGGATGGGGTCGTAGTTCTCTTGAACTGCCTCAACATGAACCACGATGGAGATTCTGCTTTCTTCGGCGGTGAGTTGAACAGCATCAAACCCGGCAGCTATGATGTGATGCGGCCGGACGGTGGAGAAGGGTCTGGAAATTTTGGACATAAAGGACGCCCAGGAGAGATCGGGGGTAGTGCAGAGTCGCACCAGCTAGGCGGGATGAAAAACGGCGAGCTCGCTTCGAAGATGAAGGATGTATTCGGAAAAGCAAAAGTCGGAACTCACTTTTCAATCCAAATGGAAGGTCCTGTTGGTAAAGAGGCATATGAAGCCTTCAAGACAAGTGATGGATATTATCTGCGCAGTAAAAAGGGCAGTAATAGAATCATTTCCTCTGATGATAAGTTGGTTGAAGGGTGCGGCGTATATGTCGTTGAAGCAACCAAAAATAGGACCATGTATAAAAAGGCGGATATTCAGATCGGTGAGCCGGAAACGGATGAAGCAAAGAAATTTGCTGAAGATTATGCGTCTTTCCAAAAGGCCAAGGAACGATTACAGGCTGGCGAAACTCAGATCTCCGAAGTATCAGACGATGTTGCCAAGCAATATGCGGACACGCTGAACAAGGCGAGTAAGGGCAAAATTGCCAAGATTGCGGCAGAAGATCCACAGTTCAAAGCGGTTGTCGATAACATTTCTGCTTACACGCAAGGAGAGTATATCTTCCAAAGAAAAACGGTTGAAGGCGTAGTCGAAAATGGTTACGATCCGAGCAAAGATGCGATCCTTGGAGATCGGCTTACCGATTCTGCTTTCTCATGTAAGGATATGTATCAGGGGCAGAATCTTTCTGTATCTAGCGCAAGCGTGGCGGAGGGAATGACAAATCTCACGAAAGCAGTCAAGTGCTCTGAACCCTACGAGGGTGAACTGTATCGAGTCGCACAAGACCGTAGTATTTTGCTTGAGCAGGATTCTGGCAGACAAGGCGTGTATGTACCGCCCGTGGTTGGTGAGACAATCAAAATTACTGCACCGACATCTTTCTCAAAGGATCGCGCTGCGGTTGATAAGATCGCCAAAGACAAGATGGGTGACATTATCTACTACACAGTAGAGCCTGGCGCTCATGCTGTTGACGTATCCAAACTGTCACCGTACAAACAGGCTGAACTGCTCTCATGCGGTGATTACGAAGTCGTCAAAGTGGAGAGCGAACCGCGCACATCAATGTGGGACAGAGAAGACAAGTTTACCAGCGAAACGCTAGAGACGCTGAAACAGCACAGGGGAGCAACCGTTTCAGACGGTTATGTCACATATCCCGTGCTGACAACACATATCACGCTCCGGCAGACGAGTAGTCAAAATTCCGATTCGGCAGATGATCACAGAACGCCTTATAGGCTAGATGATTTCAGCGAGCGGATGGTGCAAAGCACAGAAACTGATGGTGGCCCTGGCTCCGGGAATTGGGGGCATCAGGGAGTAGAAGGCCAAGTCGGCGGATCTGCACCCGGAGGAGGCGCACATAATCGCCTTACAGATGAGAGCGGAAAATTCACTTCGTTTGCGAAGAACAAAAAGAAATTTGCCACTCCGCATAAAACGAGCGCAGAAGAACTCGGCGCTGCGTCACCTGGAACAAAAGTAAAAGCCGGTGGTATGACATGGGTAAAAGAAAACGACTGGGACTCTTTTACTTGTGAGGAAACTGGAGAGTTCTGTGACTATTACGATCTCGCAGAACAGTGGTCCGATACTGACGTAAAACTGCTGGTTCCAGATAGCGATAATCATAACTTCCAGAAGATCAAGAGCATGGAAGTGCAGACCATCACCGAAGAACGTCGGAAGAATGCTGCAAATCCAGCCACAGAACAGGAAGCTGACGATCTGTACCGAGATCAGTCCGGCAAGGTATGGCAGAAACTCAGCGCGGACCAGAAAGATGCGCTTGTTGCATACACAAGCAACGCCTACCGTGACATAAATGGACGACTCCGAGGCGGAGCGGACTACGGCGAGAACACTGTCGAGCAGATCGAAAACATTACTTCTGCAATTTCCCAAAGTAGGCTGCAGCAGGATTCGTGGTTCCAGAGAGGCGTCAGAGAGAAAGCCGTCGCTGCCATGTTTGGCCTTCCGAATGGCAGCATCAACAGTGAGAACATCCAAAGCCTCATCGGAATGACCGGAAAAGACAATGGATTCATGTCATGCGGCTCCACCAGCAACACCGGGTTTACCCAAAAGAATGTCCAACTCAAGATTTTTGCACCTGCTGGAACCAAGGCGCTATACGCAGAACCATTCTCTGAATGCGGCCAAGGATACCAGAGATCGTGGGATGGGAAGAAAAAGCAAACATCATTCTCCTACGAACTCGAAACCATCATTCAACGCGGCAGCAGTTTCCAGTGCACGAATGCCAAAGCAAATAGAGACGGGTCGTATGAACTTGAACTCCTCATCACCGGCCAGGACTACTGATATCAAGGGAAATGGATATTTCTGAAATATTTCTTCAGAAATATCCTCTTTCCATATTGACTTCTGCGGTCAATCAGTTATAGTAAAGTATAGAAAATAATGGATTGGAGATGAGAAGATGGCAAGATGGGATGATGAAGAACTGAAATTCGCAATGCCGGATATCGAGAAAATCCCTTGCAAGAACTGCTTTCTGAGAGAAAAGGATCGCCCGGAAACGGGTATCAAGGGCGCCACGCTTGGCGTCTGTGAGGCGTATAAGAGCAAACCAGACGCGATCCTGTTCAAAGGCGAGTCTTGCCCGTACTTCATTGATGAGAATGAATCCGACGATGAGGAAGGTGAGAAGGATGAAAGTAAGTAATCCTAATCCCGACCGCGTCATCGGCGGCATTATTGGAGATATTGTCGGATCCGTGTATGAGTTTGACAACTACCGTGCGAAAGACTTCGAACTGTTTGCTGACTATCACGGGCATAAATGCTTTGCGACAGATGACTCCATCATGACGCTTGCAATCTGCAAAGCGGTCATGAACAGCAAAAGCGTGGCTGAACTCGAACAGAATGCAGTCCGGTATATGCGCGAGGTCGGAAAGCCGTATCCATACTGCGGTTACGGTGGGCGCTTCATGGATTGGATGTACTCCGACTATCCCGTTCCGTACAACAGCTTCGGAAACGGTGCGGCAATGCGAGTGAGCCCAGTTGCCTACGCTGCATCTTCGCTGGAAGAAGCCGAAGGATTTGCAGGGATAGTAACCCGTGTAACGCACAACCATCCGGAATGCATTAAAGGCGCAAAAGCGACTGCCGGCATGGTGTGGCTTGCTCTGAATGGATATTCAAAGGAACAGCTCGACGAATACGCCTGCTCTTTCTACGATATCGAATTCACGCTTGAAGAAATTCGACCAACGTATCGGTTCAATGAAACCTGTCAGGGAACTGTCCCGCAGGCATTTGAAGCATTCTTTGAGTCGAGTAACTTTGAAGACGCAATCCGGAATGCAATTTCTGTAGGCGGCGACAGTGATACGCTGGCCTGTATTACCGGTTCTATTGCCGGAGCGTACTACGGCGTGCCTAAATTCCTCGAAGAGAAGGCAATCACATTCCTGGATGATCGTCTGAAACGTATTTATGATGCGTTCGCGAAAAGCGCCGACTGACAATTAAAACGTGCGCCCACGGTTTCCCGCAGGCGCACTAGAGACAACTTAGATTAGTGCTACCCATGTCTAAGAAGCCCCCGAAACATATTATTGTTTTTGGGAGGAGTCTTACACATGAAAAAGATGGAACTGGAAGCCGCAATCATTGAGATGAAACAAGTAGATGCCATCCTCTACTCTGTGCTGGATGCTTTTGAAACTGCAACATCCACGTATGGACCGGATGACTTCGAACGGGCCGAACTTCTCCTTGGCGCAGCGCAAGATCTTTTCAAAGCGCGGTATCAATCTCTTGTCTCAGCGTATTTCGAATAACCCAGTGAGAACCGTCCTGCTACGCAGGGCGGTTTTTCTATGCCCGATTTGCAGAAGGAGGCGAGCAGTACGGAAGATCGGTATAAGGAGTTCCTGCAGCGTACCGTTGAAAAGCGGTTCAAAGGCAAGGACAGCCTCCAATCGAAGACCAAACCCATCTTCCCAGCGACTGCGGAAAGGGAGTACACAAGGCTGGCAAGGGCTTACACGAAGCTTTTGATTGAGTCCATCAAACCGCATCTGCCAGAGATCCAGCAGGCGCTGAAACAGGTCCGGACGGATGCGAAGCATGAGACCGAGTATCCGCTGAAAAGCGGAATGCTTCGGGTCAACCTCGATCGGATCTTCGATAAGATCACAACCAACTTTGCGAAGAAGGCTGGCCGGATGAAGCTCTACGACGAGCTCGAACGGATTAGCGGGCTCACAAAAGCTTCTGCAATCCGGGAGTGGAAACGTGTGGTCAAAGATACGATTGGCGTCGATTTGTACGCCGACTACTACACCGGCGATTTCTTCAAGCAGGCCATTGACCAGTGGGTCGAGGATAATGTCTCGTACATCAAGTCTGTTCCGGAAGAAACGCTCGGAGAGATGAAAGATGTCATTCTGGATGGATATGAGCAGGGCAAGACATACACGAGCATTGTCTCTGATATCCAGGATCGCTACAACGTCAGTAAGTCAAAGGCAAAGTTCCTTGCCAGAGATCAGATTTCCACTCTGAACGCGCAAATCACAAAAAAGCAGCAGACCGATGCCGGCTGCAACTCCTACATCTGGAGCACGTCCAAGGACTCGCGTGTACGGGACTGTCACGCATCACTGGATGGCAAGGAATTCAGTTGGGATGATCCGCCTGAGATGTGGTATATGACGAAGTCCGGAATCAAGTACAGTGGACGACGCTGTCATCCCGGCGAAGATTACTGCTGCCGGTGCGTAGCGCTTCCGAAGTTCATCTTTGAAGACATCGATATTCCTGTTTGATTTTTATTATGCAACTGGACCACCGATACAGTCCCCATCCGAAATGAGAGGAGGAATTAACCTTGTGTAGAAATGTGATCATGTCGATCTGCAACCAGATCAAGGATCAGTGCACAGCGATCATGAGCAGCGCCGGCACTGTCTGCGAGGACAGAGCTTGTCAGGAGCTGTTTGACGGCATCATGGCTGATGAACTGGAGCATATCCAGAAACTGACGCTGGCGCTGACGAACGCAATCCTTGATGTAGAGGAACCTGCAGCTGAGACACCGGAGGTTGTGGAATGACACCAAAACTGAAAAGAGTGATTCGCCTGGACAGCACACCGCTGGTCCAGGCTTCTTTAACGGAAGAAGGCTATCTGATGGACCGGCCGATCCTGACCACTGTTGGTATTTTTGAGTACCGCAATGACGACGGTTCGATCCGAAGAGAGCTCCGGCTTCCGGAGGAAGTGTTCGATCCGGAAAGCCTCGCGTCGTACAAGGGCAAGCCCATCATTATCACTCACGACGCTGGCCTCGTGGATAAGGACAACGTAGCGCAGGAAGGAATCGGTACGATTCTGACCGAAGGCTACCGGGACGGAGATAACGTCCGCGCTGAGATCGTGATTCAGGATACCAACGCCCAAAAGGACTGCGGCCTGAAGGAGCTCTCGCTTGGCTACAACCTGGATCTCGATGAGACTCCGGGCGAATGGCACGGAGAGCATTACGACGCGATCCAGCGGAACATCAGGGTCAACCATTTAGCTCTTGTGAGACTTGCAAGAGCGGGTGATCAAGCGCGACTGAACATTGACGGCCGCGACAATAAAACTCTTAAAGGAGGAAATAAGAGCATGGCAAAACCCAAGAAGGCTGCAAAGAGAGCCGACGGCGCTACGCTGAATCCGGAAGATTTCCAGAAAGCCATCGACGCTTACAAGGCTCGTCGCGCAGAACGTATGCAGCAGAAGGATTCTGAGACCGAAACTGCGGCAGCTCCTGCTGCTGAGGATACTACCGTCGCTCAGGATACTGCTGTTACGAAGGAAACCGAAACCCCCGAAGCTCCTGCTGTTGCAAAGGACATCGAAGCCGTGGAGACTCCCGCTGAGAAGGCGCAGGAGGCCGTGGCAGAGGAGAAACCGACTGAAGCACCCAAGACCACCGAGGAAAAGCTTCAGCTCGTCAAGGACCGCAGAGACCGCAGAGATTCCTTCGGCGATCCGGAGGATACGCAGTCCGCAAACGGCATCATTGCCGAACAGGATGACGATATCGACATTCTGCTTGGCATCATCGAAGAGATGCTTGCCAAGAAGGACTTCGATTCCTGCGAAGGTCAGGAGAATTGCGACGAGGGCGAGGAAAAGCCGGAGGAGAAAACCGAGGAGAAACCGGAGGAGGAGCCGAATGCTGATGCAGATGACACCAAAGAGCCGGAAAAGACCGAAGAGCCTGCGGAGCCCGATAAGGAAGATTCCGCCGAGGACAAGTCCAACTCCATGAACCTTGACGCGAAGGACATTGACGCGCTCGTCAACGAGAAGGTCAACCTCATCCTGCTTGCCAGAAAGATGAACCTTGATGGTGTTGAGAGCATGAACTCCATCGACGCCAAGAAGGCCATTATCAAAGCTGTTCGTCCGGCTATGCGTCTGGATGGCAAGAGCGCGTCCTACGTCAACGCTGCTTTCGATTTCGCCCGCAGCGAGATCGAAGCGGAGAAGAAGGATATCAATTATCAGCGGAAGCAGATGATGCGCAAGGACTCCGCCGAACAGGCAAAGCCCTGCAGATCCGCTGCTGAAGCCAGAAAAGAAATGATCAACAAGAGAAACAAGGAGGAAATGTAATATGCAGACCACCTACAATTTTGCAACGAAGAAGGGCGTCGCAGGCGGCCTTCTGGATCTCACCCCGAAAGCAATCGATTCCCGTGTGGTTGAATCCGCGAGCATCGAGTTCGGCTGCCCGGCCTATCATGGCACGACTCCCGGCAAGACCATCAAGGACACCGGCTCTGTGTTCGACGGCGTCACCGTCAACGGCAGAACCACCGAGCACGATCTGGATGGCAATGTCGTCGTCAAGAAGGGCTCCGCAATCGGCGTTCTGAAGTACGGCCGCATCTACGTGCAGGTCGACTCTGCTGCTTCCGGCATTGCCTACGGCACGAAGGTCTACATCGATGGCAATAAGTTCACGAACGACACGACGAAGACTGCTATCAACGCGATCTTTGTCGGTGCTGTCGAGAACGGCGTTGCTCCTATTGAGCTTTACAATGCTCCCTATGTGGGGAAGGCAGCTGCTACCCCCGGTGAGGGCTAATCTGGACAAAACGAGGAGGTAAATAGACATGGCTAAAAACACTCATACTGCATACGACCGCGACGATCTCGCCGCGCTGAAGGCTTCCAATCTGCCTGCTGCTCTGCAGACGATGGCTCACTTCGACTCCGCTGAGGACGCTTCCGTGTTCTTTGCCCGTGAGCTCGACTTCGTCAAGGCCCAGTCCTATGACGCAGAGTATCCTGAACTCACTGCGCTGACCCTGTTCCCGATCTCCCATGAAGCGGATCCGGGCGCTGAGACGATCACCTACTACAGCTACGACAAGGCTGGTCAGGCCAAGATCATCTCGAACTACTCCAACGACCTGCCCCGTGCAGACGTCGATGGCAAGCCGACCCATGCGACGATCAAGTCTCTGGGTGCTTCCTACGGCTACTCTGTCCAGGAAATGCGTGCTTCCAAGCTCGCCGGCAAGTCCCTCGACGCCCGTAAGGCTGACAGCGCCCGCTATCAGATCGACGTCCTGGCGAACAAGATCGCATGGGCTGGCGATACTGAGTCCGGCCTGATCGGCGTTCTGTCCTCCGGCAACAACATTCCGCTGTACACGCTTCCGAACGCGGCCAGCGGCAGCACCACTGCTTGGGCGACCAAGACTGCGGCTGAGATCCTGAAGGATATCAATGGCATGCAGAAGCAGGTCTCTGCTGCAACCAAGAACGTAGAGCGTCCTGACACGCTGGTTCTGCCGTCCGATGTCTTCATCGACATCTCGACCCGCCAGATCGACAACACCGGCTACACCGTCAAGCGCTTCGTCCTTGAGAACGCTCCGTTCCTGAAGGATATCGTCCCGGCTTCCGAGCTGAACTCCGACTCCGTTGACACGAACCCGTATGCTGCTGCCTCCAACGGCAAGGGCGTCGCGTTCCTGTTCAAGAAGGATCCGAAGAAGATGACCCTCGAAATCCCGATGCCGTACTACCAGTACCCGCTGCAGGCCCGCGACCTGGAGATCGTGGTTCCGTGCGAAGCTCGTACCGCCGGCGTCATGATTTACTATCCGCTGTCTGCTCTGATCGCAGTCGGCGTCTGATCCGCTTATTTTTTGCGGCGTAGTTGCAAAAGGGTCAACTACGCCGCTTCCTTATGAAACTTTTCTAAATTTTGAAGGGAGTACAAACAATGAAAATCAAGAACATTGGTTCCAAGGTTATCAACATCGGCCAGTGCCTGCTGCAGCCCGATCAGGAATGCACGCCGAATCCCGCCGACGGTTTTGACGAGAGCAACGAAGTCCTGAAGCTTTTCGAGAAGATGGGCCTCATCCAGATCATCCACGACCAGAAGCGTGGCAAGGAAACCGAAGAGCCTGCCGTTGAGAATGAGGGAGAAGAGAAACCGAAGCGCGGCGGCAGAAGAACCAAAGCGCAGACCGAAGAGCCTGCCGCTGAAGAATGAGCTGCACAGATACGCTTGAGATCATTCGTTTGACTGCTCCCGAATTCAACGAAGTTCCTGAAGACGTCATTGAGAAATGGACCGAGATCTGCGCGCCAATGGTGAGCCGGAAGAAGTTCGGGAAGCTCTACCAGCAGGCACTTGCGTTTCTCGTCTGCCATAAGCTCAAGATGTCTGGCTTGGGTGACAACGCGTTCGGATCGATTGCAGACACGTCCAGAGTGTCAAGTTATTCTGAAGGATCGACTTCGATCAGCTTCAATTCCGGGTACACCAGCGGAAACGTAACGACTGGGGAACTGAACTTGACGCACTACGGTCTGCAATACATCGAGCTTCGAAAGCTCGTTGTTGTCCCCATTACCATTTCAGGGGTAGAGAATGGCTGATTTCAAGTTCAAGATCACTGCCGCAGGGCGGAAATACCAGAATGCGATTCAGGAGCTTTGCAGTAAGCAGATTTCTCTCGGCTTTCCCGAAGGGCTTGCCGCGAAGAAGAGAGGCAACGGAGGAGTTGAAGACTCCGCAGCCATGCTTGCCGATGTTGCGCTCTGGAATGAGGTCGGAACGTCCAATATGCCGGCGAGACCGTTCATGGCATCTTCGTTCGAAAACAACGAGGAGAAGCTAAAGGCATTCAGTGCGCAATGCTTCAAGCAGATTGAGGCAGGAGGCACTGCACAGGATGTGCTCCAGAAAGTCGGTGTGTATGCGAAGGGAATTATCCAGCAAGAGATCTCGGATGGTGACTTCGCAGCGAACGCGCCATCGACCGTTGCCAGGAAGGGCTCTGATAAGCCGTTGATTGACACCGGCCATATGCGCCAGAACGTCAACTTTGAGATCAAGGGAAAGGAGTGACGGTATGCTGCTGCCCATATTCAAAAAGGACTATATCGTCCGCAGACACGGGGAACAGACCGTCATTGACGGGCATCCTGCGAAGAAGGCTGATAAGATCTTTCGGGCCATGCTCAATGTGCAGCCTGCCAGCGCGGATGATCTTGCCGTCCTTCCGGAAGGCGAGCGGACGGTGAGCAGACTGAAGGTCTTTTCCGACTTCCCGTTTGTGACAGCGTCGCAGGAGACCGGCATTCCCGGAGACTGGCTGAACTACCATGGCTACTGGTATGAGTGCAAGGGCGCGAACATCTGGGATCACACGCTTCTCAGCCACTATGAATCAGAATTCGTGATCCTTCCGAACCAAAAGGCAGGTGAGAGCTTGTGACATTGAACGAAGTCAACGGAAAGCTGTACAGTTTGCTCCGGAGTTACTTCCCGCAGACGCACATCGCATTTGCCGAGGTGAATCAGGTAAAAGGTCACATTCCTGCTCTCACGATCAGAGCCGGAAACCTGAAGAGGGCCCTTTTTCCAATCACGAGGGAGATCAATGGCGTTCCGTGTGACTGCTGGGTTCAGCAATATCCAGTCGAACTGAATCTCATGACCAACGGAAGGCAAGTCAGCAGCGGTGGTTTTTCGTACAACGAAAACACCGCTGTTTCTGATCTTGTTGACCTCATCAATTTTCTTAGCTCCCCACACGGGAAGGAATGGTGTCTGGAAAATGACATTTCGATTCGTCCGAACGGCGATGTCATGAATGTCACGAGCCTCATCAACGATGTCGCGTGGGAATTCAGAGCGAAGGTTGAAATACTTGTTGGATTCACCCAGATCGCAGTCGGTGCGGCTGGCATCGTTGCTGAGTCCAGCATCAAGGAAACGACCGATCCTGACACCGGTGAAAAGGGCGAGACTGTTGATCCCGAATGGCATCCTACGCCAAGCGGAGGAGGTTCGTCCGATCTTGCGGAAGAAGAGACCGGCTATTTCGAGCATGTCATCATAGACAACTACAAGGAGGATTAAGGCTATGAGCCAGATTAGCGACATTGTAAATGTCCAGATCGAGCTGAATACGAATTTCACTTCCACCGACAGCTTCGATCACATTTGCATCGTAGGCCAGCGTCCGAAGAAATGGACTGACTGGGCTGCATCTACCGCCTATGTAGCAGGTGACGTTGTTGTTTCCGGAACGCACGTCTATTCGTGTGAAGTTGCAGGCAGCAGCGGTGATGCTGCGCCTGACCACACTTCCGGAACCGCGAACGACGGTACTGTTACGTGGAAATATAAATCCGAAATCCCTGCCGATGTTGGCCTGTATGCGAACCTGCAGGAAGTCACGTCTGCTGGATGGGACGTTTTGTCCGATCCTGTTGGCGTTGCTGCCCGTGTTGCATTCAGCCAGAATCCGAAGCCGGACGGCCTGTACATCGCGGTCCAGCAGATGGATACGAGCGATCTCGAGACTGCAGCGAGAACCGTGGAACGCGCTCTCAGCGTGTCCGGGTGGTATGTGCTTTGCACGGCCGGCGTCCAGGAATCCGAATTCCAGGATATTGCCAACCTGATCGAAGCGCAGAACAAGATGTTCATCTACACCTACGTCGGAGAGAACGACCCTATTGACGATACCTTCTATCGGTCTGCGGGCTATTACGGCCGGGAGTATGGTGCGCAGAACGCAAGCGATGTTCCCGCCGCAAACCTTTACGTCGGCGTCGCTACTGCTGCAAAGTGCCTGCAGTACGAGCCGGGCTCCGAAACCTGGGCGTATAAGACGCTCGCGGGTGTCAGTGCTTCGAGGCTGTCGTCCACGGAGATCAGCAAGCTCAAGGATTCGAACATCAACTGGTATGACACAATTGGCAAGGACAAGCTTACCGCTCTTGGCAAGGTGAAGGCCGGCGAGTGGATTGATGTTATCCGTCTGCGCGACTGGATCCAGGCCGATATGCAGACGAACATCATGAATCTTCTGAAGACCAACAAGAAGATCCCGTTCACGTCTTCAGGTATCGCAAGAGTCGAGAACGTTATGAGCGCCACGCTTCAGAGAGCGCAGAGAAACGGCGGCGTTTGCCCGGACGAATACGACACGGATGGCAACCAGATTCCTGGCTACACTGTGATCGTTCCGGCCGTCTCCGAGATCACCGCCGCAATGAAGGCGGCAAGAACCCTCAGCGACTGCAAGTTCGAAGCGTACCTTGCAGGTGCGATCCACATCATCAAGATCGTTGGCTCGCTGACTTACTCTGGTTAAAGGAGGAAGCACTGAATGTACACTTATGCATCCAATCAGGTCCTGCTTGCCGCAGGAAACCACGCCGTTACCGGCTATGCGGAAGATAGCTTCATTGTCATTGACCCCAGTGGCGACGGCATCATGAAGAAGGTCGGCTGCGATGGTGAGGTTTCCAGAGCAGTCAGCCCTGACAATACCTACACGGTCAAGATCTCGCTCGCCCAGGGTAGCCCTTCCAATAAGTTCTTCCAGGGCATGTACGAGCGCGACCGCACAACCGGCGATGGCGTTTTCCCGCTGCTGATCAAGGATTTGACCGGCAGCGTTGTTTTTTCTGCTGACAGCGCGTGGGTTGGAAAGCCCGCGTCCAGAACCTATGGCAAAGACACGAACGCGCGTGAGTGGGAGATTGCCACTGGTCCTGCCGTCTACAAGGAGTAAATCGGAGGTAGTTTATGAAACAGTTCGACACAATCACGAAAAATTTCGGCGGCAACTCTTTTTTCATCCGGCCATTCGGCGCATTTGACGCCTCGAGAATCACCGGAGAACTCAGCGCGACTCTTATCCCGCTGATCTCCGGTCTGCTTCCCGCCGTCAGCAACGCCAATGATGTGGATGATCTCAAGGATGTCAACATCGACTATGACAGGCTTGGGCCGTCTCTTGCGTCCTCTTTCTCATCTCTTGATGGTGAAAAGCTGGAGCACCTGCTCCGCCTGCTGCTTGTCGATAAGAACAACATTTCTGTCAGAATCGGTGGCGAGACCGAAGTCCAGGCTCTCACCTATGACATTGCAAATGACATCTTTGCCGGAGACCTGCAGGACATGTTCATGCTGGCCGTTGAAGTCATCAAAGTGAACTTCAACGGTTTTTTCAAGAAACTCGCCGACCGATCTGGCGCAGCAAAGTCAATCCCGAAAGCGACTACGAACGGTTTGGCGAGCTCGACCTGAGTGCGTTCAACGAGATTGAACTCAGGCTCTATTGCATGATCAAAGCCGGAATTGCCTCGAAAGAAGAACTGGAGAACTGTTATACCCTCGACGAAGCGCTCAAGCTCTATGCCCTGTTCCGAATGGATCAGGACATAGAGTACGGGCATTCGCTCGACCTGAAAGACGACAGGAGGTGATTTCGCATGGGGCTGATTGCTGCCGTTCTGCAGAACACCATCGGCTACACCGTCGATAAGGCATCGGAGCAGAAGGCACAAAGCAGCATCAAGGGCATTGAGAACCTTGCGAAAAAGGCTCTCGGCTTTATAGGCGTATCACTGTCTGTCGCCGGTGCTACGTCCTTTATCAAATCCTGCGTTTCTGCTGCCTCTCAGGTTGAAGAGATGCAGAATAAATTCGACGTCGTTTTCCAAGGTATTAACGAAGAGGTCGATGCTTGGGCGGAAAATTACGCCGACGCCATAAACAGAAATAAGAACGACATCAAGACCTACCTCGCTGACCAGCAGAACCTGCTCGTCGGTTTTGGCATGACCCGCCAAGAAGGCGCGGAGTTGTCAAAGCAGATGACAACGCTGGCCCTCGACCTCGCTTCGTTTGCGAATATTGATGAGAAGTCATCTGTTGATGCAATGACGAAAGCGGTTATGGGCGAGAGCGAAGCCGCAAAACGACTCGGCGCCGTCCTGAACGACTCCACAAGAGCGCAGGCGATGGAAACGCTCGGACTAAAAGGTAAGTACGACTCCCTTGACCAGCTGACAAAGATGCAGGTCAACTACCAGGCCATCCTGCAGCAGTCCCCGGATGCTATCGGCGACTGCGAGCGCAGCATGGGTTCGTATGAGTCCACCATGCGTGGTTTCAATTCGAAACTCAAGGAGCTCAAGGAACTGATCGGCCAGTTCTTCATGCCGGTTGCCAAGAAGATCCTTGATATCGGCACGAAGGGGATTATCAAGCTCCGCGAAGCCATTACGAAATTCAAGGACTTCGCAGATCGGGTAGGCGGAGCAGAGAGACTTCTGAAATTCCTCGCTGTGACTATCGCAGCGGTCATGGCAGTCCTCAAGTTCGATAAGATCAAAAAAGGACTTAGTGACATCGTTTCTCTGCTCACAAAGATCAATCTGAAAACCCTTGCCATTGTTGCAGGAATTATCCTGCTCGCTCTTATCGTGGAGGATTTCATTTCCTTCATGCAGGGCAAGGAATCCGTCCTCGGAGATCTTCTGAGCGCGAACGGAATCGATCCTGAAGAGGTTCGTGCCAAGATCAAGAAGATCTGGGAATCCGTCAAAACAACGTTCGGGAAGATCAAGGATTTCCTGAAAACGACGTGGGAAAATATCAAGTCCACCGCGAAGAGCATCTGGGAGCCGATCTCGAATTTCTTCAAAGAAAACGGGGATGACATCAAGAACAAACTCCAGCGCGTGTGGAATGCGATCAAAACCATCGTCGTCACGGTCTGGAATGTCATAAAGAACACCATTGTCCAGAGGCTGCAGGACATCAAGGCTGTGATGAGTCCAATCCTCGATGCAATAAAGAACTTCTGGGATAAATGGGGCGAGAACATCAAGTCCGCCGCAGCCCGGCATTTCCAGGGAGCGCTCGCGAATATCAGCAGCGTTCTCAATATCATCGTGTCCGTATTTGAGGCATTTGCATCGTTACTCACCGGTGATTGGAACGGCTTGTGGGAGTCCATCAAGAACATTCTTTCCGAGGCGTGGAATATCATCAAGAATTCGTTCCAGACGCTTTGGGATACGGTGAATCAGCTCACCGGCGGGAAACTCGGCCAGCTCAAGAATACCATCGTCAACGGCTTCAACGCAGCTATCGACTGGATCAAATCGCTTCCTGCCCAAGCCTACCAGTGGGGCGTCGATATGATCCAGGGAATCATCGACGGTATTACAAGCATGATCGATACTGTCGTTGGTACGGTTAAGAATGTCGCAACGAAGATCGGTGAGTTCCTGCACTTCTCCAGACCGGACAAGGGGCCGCTTCGGGATTACGAACAGTGGATGCCGGACTTCATGGGCGGTTTGGCAGATGGTATCAATAAGGCTAAGTCGAAAGTCGTTGGCGCGGTCAAGGGGCTTGCTGGCGATATGTCTCTCGGCAATGTTGTCGCAAACGTCACCGGGTTTGCAAGCCGTGGCGCTTTTGGCGCGACAGCGAGAACGGCAGGAAATACGACAAACAGCCGAAAGGTTATCAACCAGAAGGTTGAGTTCAACAACCAGTTCTATGGAGATCGAGCTGCACAGCTGAATACGGCCAGCACAATGCAGCGCGGTGCTGCAGATGCAACCGCAGAGCTCGCAAGGGCGCTTGCATATTCGTAAGGAGGGGATGGAATGCCGCAGGCTCTTACGCCGGTCAGTATTGCCGGCACAGAATTCGATGCGTTGATCACCCTCGACGAGTCGGTTGAAGCTGATGTTCCTGAATATCCGATAGAGACCGGGTACACGGTCTCCGACACGATCATCCGGAAAGCGAACAAGCTGGCAATGTCCCTGTTCGTTTCTGGCCTGCCGATTACATGGCGAGGCAGACTCAGCGGTGGCAGCACGAGAGTTGAAAGCGTCAAGAAGCAGCTGCTGCAGCTGTACGCAGACGGGAATCCTGTGACGGTCAATACGTCGGATAAGACCTATGAGAATATGGCTTTCACGACCATGACGTTCCACAAGGCTCTCGATGTTGGGTACGCACTTCAGATCGACGTGGAAATGAAGGCGGTCATTGTTACGTCTTCTGCTACCACCACGATTCCGGATACCTATGGAAAGAGCGGTACGACGGGAGCATCCGCCGGAAGCGCCAGCACGACGACATCCTCTGATGCGAGTTCCGGATCCGGCGCAAACGGGTCTGGCTCGTCTGGTTCGTCTGGTTCGTCTGGATCTTCTGGTTCTGGAAAAGGCGAGAGTATCCTGCATGCCGGCATAAGCTCCATAAAAAGCGGAGCTGGCTTATTCGGCGCGCTCACTGGAGACAAGTAATGAAAAGAACTACAATTTCTGTTCCGAACCTGAATGACAGCTTTGAAAAGGTGACTCTGAACGGAAAGGTCTATTACCTGCGGTTCACATGGAATGACTACGAACAGCGGTGGATGCTCGGGATCTATGACAACATCAGAAATCCAATCATGACCTGCATCAAAGTCGTTCCGAGATACCTGCTCAATCTGTTTTGCGGACTCGACGAATTCTCTGAACGGTCTTTCTATGTGGAGACGGAACTCGACGAGATCAAGAGAAATGATTTCGTCGACGGGAAAGCGGTGTTCGTCTTTTATCAAGTTTAAAGACCTGCGGTTTGCATTGTCGCAGGTCTTTTTTGGAGGATTTAAGTATGAATTTCAATCGGAGCTACCGGTTTTCCGCCGGAAAATCCGGAGGTTCCGGATTTGAAATAGGCGGAGAAAAGGGCGTCAACGGCATGCCGCTGCATATCTCATTTTCCATCGAGCGGAGTGAGAAAGAAGCAGCAAACACCGGCAAGGTTAGCATCTGGAACCTGAACAATGAGCACATCGACGCTCTGAAAGAGGATGACTGCATTGCGGTCCTCAAAGCCGGGTACCAGGACAATATGCCGCTGATTTTCACGGGCGTTGTCACGTTCGGCTCCACCGAGCTTGATGGCTCCGATACTGTCACTGACATTGAGGTAACAGACACCCGCGTCGAGCTCCGGGATACGTATGTGACGTTGTCGTATTCCGGCAAGGTCAATACGAAAAACATCATAGACGATGTTGCCGGCCAGATGGGGGTAACTGTCTCCTACAGCTACAATGCAGAATTCTCCGAGCTGCCGAACGGGTTCAGCTATATTGGTCAGGCTAAGAATGTGCTGACAAAGATGTGCGATACCAGCGGCCTCGTGTGGTCAATCCAGAACGGCGTCCTGCAGGTCAAGAAGCCGAACGATGTCATGCTCAGAGAGGTCTATGTCCTGTCGCCGGATACAGGTCTCCTTGGAATCCCCAAGAAGATCAATGTCTCCAAGGAGGAAGAAGGCAAAAAGACCGAGGCCGGATGGGATGTTGTGTACCTTATGAATGCTGCAATCGACATTGATGACTACGTGTACCTCGAGAGCAAGCTCGTCAAAGGCTATTTCCGGGTCAGCCAGATAAAAATCGAAGGAGACAATTTCTCCGAGACATGGCAGTGCAGTGCCAGACTTCTGGAGGTTGAATGATATGAAGAGTGAACTCATCCAAAACCTCAGAAATGAGATGAAAAAAGTCGCAGGCGAGATCCATACGGCATTCCCTGGCACAATTACTGCATATGATCCTGCTTCCAATACAGCAGAAGTCCTGCCCGGTATCCAGCTCAAGAAGCCGGACGGAACGAAAATGGACTACCCGAAAATCTCCGGTGTGCCGGTTGTCTGCTTCAGAGCCGGCGGCGCTACGATTGCGCTTCCAATCAAGGCCGGGGACGGCTGCTTGATCGTTGTTGCGGAAAAGGCTATCGACAAATGGATGTACGGTCAGGAAACGGATACGGACCTGAACCATGACATCACAAATGCGATGTGCATTCCTGGATTGTTTGCTTCCGGCAATTCAGCGCAGCAGACTGCATGCTCCAGTGGCAAGGTCGTTATCGATAGCGGTGGCGCCGGCGTGTCCATAAATGGGGATATCAGCATAAGCGGAAGCATCTCGTGCTCCGGAAGCGTGCACGGGACCAACATATAAGCACACTATGCCGCACAGCAGCGCTCGCGGCTATGGCTCATTGGAATAAGACAAATCCAATAAATCAACCACAAGACATAAAAAGGCGGCATAAGGGCGCCAAAAGCCCTACACAAGGAGGCATTCATGAAGGATATTTTGCTTGTCGACGATGATCTCTACGTAACAGACACCGGCGACATCAGGATTACTGATCGAGTCAGCCAAGCCGCAAAGATCCGTTTGCGCTGGTTCAAAAATGAATGGGGGCTTGGCCCGCAGTTTGGAATGCCTTACTACGAAGAATTTCTTGTCAAGAACCCCAACATACCGAAACTGAAGAGAATAATCAGCGAGCAGCTGATGGATATAAAAGAAGTCACGTCTGTGACAAACCTTGAAATAACCGTTGATCCTCGTACACGCGAGGCACTTATCACCTTCACCATCGTTTGCGGTGAAGAATACTACGACGAGGAGGTAACAATCAGTGCCTGATTACGGAATTACGAAGACTGGCATGCAGATAAAACGCCTTGATACGATCATGGATGAGATTCACAAGGATCTCACGGATGGTTTTGGCGTGAACACGAAGCTGAACCCGGAATCATACCTTAACGTCCTCGTAACCACATTTGCAGATAAGATCGCGGAGCTCTGGGAGTTTGGCGCGAGCATCTACCATGCGAGCTATCCGTCCTCTGCGGAGGGTATCAATCTCGACAACTGCATGCAGTATTCCGGCGTCGTCAGAAAGCTGGCGGCAAGAAGCTATTACCCGATCCACTGCAAGGGAATCGACGGGACAGAGCTCGCCAGCGGAACGATGATCGCCAGCGTGACAAACCCTGTGAAGCGGTTTTATCTGAACGAAGCAAACACGATTTCAAGAACGCAGTTCAATAAGGTCTCGATCAAGGCGCTCTCGTATGCGGATGGGGACTATACGATCGGAATCAACAGCAACGTGTTCCTGTACCATGCAGAGAGCGCGACCGGTGTCTCGGACATCCTGAACGGGCTGAAGGCCGCTGTTACTGATACCGATTATTCCGTGTCGATCGACAGCGAGCATGAGCAGCTTGTCGTCGAGTGCGTCAATGAAGAATCCAATAATACGCTTGTCCTATCCGACAACCTCACGACTGGGTGGGTCGTATCAATCATCACCTTCGTGTCCGAAGAGACCGGCGATGTCGTGATGCAGGACAACACGATTACCAACATCGTAACCGCCGTCACTGGCCTCGAAAGTGTTACGAATATCAGCAAGTACACACCGGGCCGTCTCAGAGAGACGGACGCGGAGCTGCGGGAAGCGTACCTGAAGCGTGTATATAATCTATCCACCAGAATGTGCGACAGCATAGCGAGTTCTCTGCTGCAGAACGTCAGCGGCGTCAAAACAGTCGCCGTGTACGAGAACGATACCAATGTCACCGACTCATGGGGAAGACCCCCTCATAGTGTGGAGGCCGTCGTGGAAGGCGGCGGTGACGCCGAGATCGCGCGGGAGATCCTGAAAACGAAGGCTGCGGGCATTCAGACTCATGGCTCCGTTACCGTAAATGTCCCGGATGCCTACGATAGCACGATCCCGGTCCACTTCAATCGGCCGACGCCGGTTTATTGCTGGTTCGACGTTTCCATTACGCAGAGCAATGACGAGTCACTGCCTCCGAACTACGCAGATATCATCGAGAACTGCATTGTAGATCAGATTGAAAGCATGTCTGCCGGCAGCGATGTAACTCCGCAGAAGTGGATGAGCAAGATCTACGCTGCCTGTACCGGCATTGCGTACATCGATATCAAAATCGCAACGGAGACCGAAAGTGATTCCACCCCGAAAACGTCCGAATACACAAAGCGTCTCGTATCGATTTCGCCTCGTGAAAAGGCGGTTACGGATGTTGGAAGAATCGCAATCAGTCTGGAGGGTACGTGATGGCCGAAGTTGAAGATGTCCTTGCATACTGGTTCGATGATATCCCGATGCAGTTCAAGGGCAAAAAGAAGATCAAGATCCTCCATGACGCTTTTGCAAGGCAGCTGCAGGAGGTCAAAGATTTTCTGCTCGAGCTTGATGTCAATCGGAGAATAGAAACGGCCGAGGGCGAGCAGCTTGACAGAATCGGGGATATCGTTTGTTTGACGAGAGCCCAAGCCGGTCTGTACACCGGCGATCCGATTCCGGTAAACGTCCTTGATGATAAAACGTACCGGAAGTTCCTGAAATATAAGATTCTGCTCAATACCAGCTACTGCACCTACGACGAGCTCATCAAGGGCCTGAACTACTTCTTCATCGACTACAACATCTACTACATGGAGGATCCGGAGTGGCCGGCAACGATCGTGTTCAAGGTCCCGAGCGAGGTCGGCTCCGTCCTCACGGAGACTCCAATTATCAAGGCGGCTGGTGTCGGATACAGAATCATTGTCTTTGACAGCGAAAATGATATCGGGCACAAGATGTTCTTCGGATACTTCGATAATCAGGAAATCACCATCCCTTACAGCACGAACGGAAGCGGAAAGATCGCAGACGGTGTCCTCATGCTCGACAGCAACGACGGATACTACGTCGAGAACGACACCCTGCATACGATCCCTGCTGACTCCATGAATGGTGACATCCTCAACATCTCTGACCCCGATATTACGCAAGGAGGATAACAAATGGCGTTTGTAACGACACTTACCACTAAAGGAAAGCAGATGCTCGCATCCGCGTTTACTGGAAAGCCGCTGGTTTTCAGCAAAGCGAACTTCGGCTCCGGAACTGCGGAAGTCAGCGAGATTCCTGCCCTTGAAAATATCAAGGACGAAAAGGCGAACGGCCACATTTCCGGAAAAGAGCGTGAGAACACGCAGACGAAGCTCACGGTTGTCCTCACAAATGATGGTGTCTCTACTGGCTTCTACATCACGGAAATCGGTATCTTCGCAAAAGACCCGGAGGAGATCACAGCCGAAGATACGGAGGAGACGATTGCTGCAAAGACGGATTACCTCTATGCGTACATCAAGATCACAGACGGTGATGGCGGTAAGCTGCCTCCGTATGATGCGGCTCCGGCTCGGCGGCAGTTCCTGATCTACATGTACGTCGGACTTGCGGCAGATGTCGGCGCGATCCTCGATTCCAAATTCATCTACGTCACGGAAGATGAGTTCCAGGAACATCTGAGCGACCCCAATGCGCATAAAGACCTTTTCAGTAAGTTCCAGACCAAGACAAACCTGCTCCAGGAAACATCCGTCATCGAAACTGGAGACTATGTCCCGATTTATCATCCAATCGACAATACGCACTACAAGGTCGATCTCCAAAAGTTCTTTACAGCAGTTCGGAATGTTCTCTTTTCCGGGATCGACGGAATTGTAAAAGCAAACAAGAACGGAACGGTATCGAAAGCCATTGAGGGCGAAGACTATCAGCTGCCTACGAATAAACTCGTGTCTGGCAGCACCCTCGATGATACTGATACGGTTCCGTTTTATGATGCCTCGGAGAAAGCGCACAAGAGCACGACGCTGTACGCTCTCATCAGCAAAATCAAAAAGAGCTCTTTCCCGGATGGCTCCGGCCTTCTCAAGAAGAACGGCCAGACCATCGAGACTGCAACAGCTGGCGTCGACTACCAGCCGGCAACGAGAAAGCTGGATGCTTCTACGGTGGAAGATGCTGACTCTATTCCGATTTACGACGCGAGCGTCACCGGAGACCGGCGAATTACTTTCAGTTCGCTCAAGAATTCACTGAAGCAATACTTCGATCAGCTTTACACGAAGGTGGCATTTGATTCCACGCCTACAAGCGGCAGCACAAACGCTGTCACCAGCGACGGGATCTATAAAGCAATGGTCGATAAGAAGATCTTCGTTGCCGGCCCGACTCCGCCGACGAACACGAATCTGCTCTGGATCGATACCGCTGCTGTCACCGGCGGCCTCAAGTACCACAACGGCAGCGCATGGGTCCATGTCCCGGTTGCTTACGCAACGTAACCAACTGCAGCACACAGGATAAGGAGAAAAAACATGATTACAGTTCTCACGCAGGAGATGACAAACTACCTGCAGGCACAGGAATTCCAGTTCAACACACTGCAGTTCCTGATCTGCTTTGCAAGACGGCATAGGCTCACTGATCGTCCGGCCTATGAGCAATGGCTTGATGAATTCATGGAGGCCAACATTCGATTCTCGGAGACAAAGAAAACCCTGAATGAGATTTATCCGGAAGGCTGGGTTGTACCCAACAGGGACGAGCCTGAAACCTTTGCCGATCAGCTCATTCGGCTGTTTCCCAATGGATCTACCGACCCGATGCATATCGGTGGAAAGCACTGCAAGGATGTCACGCTGCAGGTTACTGAGAACTGCAACATGGCCTGTACGTACTGCTATCAAGGGCATAAGACGAGCCACGCGATGGATTTCGAGACCGCGAAGAAATTCGTTGACTGGCTGCTGGAAAGCAAGGATCCATACATCAACGCCGATGACTCCGATGGCGTTGTGATAGATTTCATCGGCGGCGAGCCGTTCCTTGAAATCGGCCTCATCCGAAAGGTCGCAGAATACTTCGTGACGAGAGCATTCGAATTGCACCACCGTTTCGCCACGAGATTCATGTTCAGTATTACTTCAAACGGACTCCTGTACTTTGAACCGGAAGTGCAGGAGTTTTTTGATGAGTATCAGATGCACACGTCGTTTTCCATCACGATTGATGGCAACAAGCAGCTGCATGATACGTGCCGGCTCGACAAGGGCGGGAGCGGTACATACGACAGGGCAATTGCCGCGGTCAATCACTTCGTTAATGTCCGGCATGGGTACATGGGCAGTAAGATGACAATCGCTCCTGCAAACGTGGGATACGTCTACGAAGCTGCAAAAAACATGATCGACTATGGATACAAGCACATCTTCCTGAACTGCGTGTACGAGGAAGGCTGGACCGTCGATCATGCACGGACCCTGTACAAACAACTCTGCCAGCTTGCCGACTATCTGGTTACGCTCGAAAACAGACCTACGCTCAGTATCTTCGATAAGAAGTGCGGACACCCACTTTCGGAGAATGAGAACCAGAACTGGTGTGGAGGCAATGGGCTGATGCTCGCTGTTGACTATCACGGCGATCTGTATCCGTGTCTGCGGTATATGCCGTCCAGCGTCGGTCCCGACGTTGAACCGTTTGTCATCGGTGATATCGAGCACGGCGTCTGCAACAAGGAGCGGATCCATTGCCTGTCTTGCGTGACGCGCTGCAGTCAGTCTACTGATGCGTGCATCCATTGTCCAATCGCGTCTGGCTGCTCATGGTGCACTGCGTACAACTACCAGATCTTTGGAACACCGAATAAACGGGCAACATTCATCTGCCCCATGCACAAGGCCAGAGTCCTTGCCAACGAATACTACTGGCACCTTGTCGGCGAGGAGTATTCCATAGAGATGCCTGAACAATGGAGAAGGGAGATTGTCGATGGCTGAAATCAGTTCTGAGAGAATTGCAGAGCTCAAGGCTCGTGTGAAGGCTGAATGCCTTCGCCGCTGCCATATCGATAGCGTCGAAAGCTACGGTGGCGAAAAATATGATTTTTCCCGTGACCCGGAGAAGGATAACGTGGCAATCGAAGAACATGCAGAGAAAATCCTTACCCCGTTGAATGCGATTAACAGTGCAAAGTTTCCTTCCACTCGCGGTGATCGCGTGATCAGCGACTCGGAGCTTACGACCGAGGAGGCGTTTCTGACTGTCGCCGAGGCACGAGCCGTCACGGATCAGTACGGGACAGACTGCAACGGAAACTGTGCCGGCCTCTGCTTCGGATGCACGAGCGGGTGTGTCAGCGGATGTACGTCTTGCCAGGGCTGCTCCGGAACCTGTAAGAACACTTGCAAAAACGCTTGTACGGAAACGTGCTATGGATCCTGCAGCGGATGTGATACAGGCTGCCAGGGCTGCAGTGGCTGCGGTTCAAGCTGCGCAACCGGCTGTAGTGGATGCGACGGCTGCAGCGGCTGCGGCAGCGGATGTGGTTCCGGCTGCTCTGGACAATGCAGCGGGTGCACGGGCTGCAGTACCACATGCGGAGGAGACGGCTGCGTAGGACAGTGTGTTACCTCATGCAGCGCCGGCTGTGTGACCGGCTGTGGCGCGAGCTGCGGAAGCTGCCACGGGACGTGCACGAAGGTCAATTATGCCAACTAAGAAGAGGAGGAAACCTAAATGGACATCTGCACTGATTTTGATGTGGCTATGGGCCAGTATGTCGTAGAGCTGTACGGGGATAAGCGGACCAGAGCTACCCGTTCCGCAGTAGAAGCGGCTGTCGGAGATGACCGGTATCTTTTTATCCAGGCGGTCAATGCAATCGTCTGCGCCGCCCAGCAGAAGCGCGTGGATGGAATGAACGTTGAAGACGCAGTAGAGTTCTGCAAGAAAGAATATGATGCGCTTCATTTCGATGACCACTTCTGCTCCTGGGACTACTACGATGCGACAGCGAGACTCGTTATTGGCGTCGAGTCATTCAGGACGCTTGCGGTCGCTGAAAAGCTCGAAGCGATCCACAGTATTTTTGAAAAATGCTGCTCCTGCCCCGACGTGTTTGCCAGGGCTGGCCTTATCCTGTACTGCCTGAGAGTCATTACCCGCTTTGGTCTCATGACAAAGGATATTGAGTTCATGCGGAAGGTCTCGAAGGAAGTAACCGGCCTGAATGAGCAGGAACGGCAAAACGCAGTCATTCCTGACTGCTTCGTAAGAGAAATTTGATGCTTATGGATATCGCACGTGATTATGAGATCGTTGCGTGTCAGTATTCCGTTGCCCTGTTCGGCGGCGCAATGACTCCACAAATACGGACCTCTTCTTTGCACGCCTGCGCCGCTTCTGATTCTGCGGCGAAGGTGTTTTTTGAAATCATTTTATCGTTCTTTGGAAGCGAGCATGATCTGAAGGGCTTCTGCCAGGAATACAAGGTGCTGGGGCTGGAACGGTATTTGTGCAAATGCGAAGCTGCCGGCCAACTGTTTTCTCTCGCAGAAAGAGCGAGAGGAATCTGCAGATGTACAAACAGCGAGAAGATCGGCCTTCTGCGGGAAGTGCATGCTGTTGCAGCAAAGTGCGGCTGTCCGGACCTTGAGTATGGACTCAAGCTTCTCGTACTGAATCAGGCAATCCGGTTTAGAATTATCGAACCGATGCTCAATGTCGTATCCGAAATCATGCGCGACGTCGAAAAAATGAAGACGCAGGCGGATCCGTGGGTTCCGCAGTCATTCGACGCTGCATTTCGCGGATAGGAGGTGTGTCAATGCTCATCGTCAAACAGGTCATGGTTGACGACACCGTATATGACATTTACGACCCTGCCTGCAGAGCGAGTCTTCCTGTTTCTGCATCCACTGACACGCTCACTTGGCAGGCATACGCAAACACGATCACAGATGACGGCAACTACTATGTTACCGATCTGAATGATAAGAAAACGAGGCTTTCCGTCTTCAGCGACAGCGACGATGTTGTGACGCAGTTTGCGATCAGCGGCTCCGACGGGAAACTGTACATCAGAAGAGCCGCGAAAGACGCGCTTACGCAGGTCGACTTTACGCAGATTGCAAGCGCAGCGGATGTCGCTGCTGCTCTCGCCAGCGTTAATGTTGAACTCCCGGAAAATGCAGAAGATGGAGACGTCGTCACAATAGCGCTGGATGAGTCTGGGAACAAAAAGCTCGGCTGCTCGAAGATCAACAATTTCGTCCTCGAAAATGTGGAGGCGTTTGCGTTTTATTACACGCCGCATATCGATGACGCAGGAAATCTCTCATTCACTCCGAACAGAAACGAGCTTCCGGCAATCACCGACACGTTCAACGTCAAGGGCGAGACTGCTTATGAGGCCGCAGTCCGTGGCGGCTATACCGGTTCCTCTGAGGATTTTGACAAGATTCTTGCCGCAGCAGGGGATAAGGCCGATAAGAAGATTCCTGCGAACGTCGGCAATATTCCCACTCTTGATGAGAAAGGCAACCTTGCAGACAGTGGGAAAAACATAAGCCAGGTTGGAGTCCAGTCTGACTTCCGGGAATCCAACGAAAACAGTGCCGCGTTCATCAAGAACAAGCCCCATGAATATACGGACTCCGAAATTCAGGGACTCATCACGGCAAAACTTGATGAATATGTGCCTGCTGCTATTGCGGAAAAGATCAACAGAACGAGCGCTGTCAATGAAGAAGATACGAATTATGCCGACTACATGTCGAGAGGTCAGAGCCTGAATGCGCAGGAAACCACTCCGACTGTCAACGGAACCATTGCCTGGCAGTACGAATAAGGAGGGACGGAACATGGCACATATGGCACAAGCGGCGGGGACGGATTACGCCGTCGCGGGCGGCAAGACCCTCATCGACGGCACGGCGTACAGCGTCGTCGCGACGCGAGAGGTGGAGAAGACCATTGTCGTTACTGGCAAACTGCCGTCCACTGTAAGTGGCAGCTTCACGGTTAATGATGCACGCTTAGATTACGACAAATATGAAGTCGTGCAAGCGCTGTACGCAACTGCCGGATATTACAATATGACTGGGGTGACAGTCTTAATTGTGTATGAGAAAGATTATCAGAAAATGAATGGAATAATTCCTGGCGGACAGTACAGCGGCGCCTCATCTAAAGATAGCCCAAGTGTAACATCAATGTTTAATTTTTCACAAAACGGAAAAGCGGTGCTCCCAGCGCTCCCATCTGCAAATTTACTTATTGAGGGTAGCATATACACCATCGTCTTGGAGGCCAAAACATGAGTCACAAAACCCTGATCTCCGGCACGGCGTATGAGGTCGTGGGCGGGGCACAGATGATAGATGGAACGAAATTCCAAATGGGGGGGGGTAAAACCCTTCTTGGCGGGACGGCATTCGATATCCCGTTTGCTAAAGGATCGTACACGATTGATATGTCGTGGAAATACGAGCTTAGTCAACACGTCAGCCTTAAAGACATTCAAATGCCTACGCTCACTTACCCGAGCACGGAGGGGAGCGTATCATTTGGTTCGGTAGCGAAATACGTGTATCTAAATAGAAACTCGATGATAATCCAGATGACACCTGGCATTTTGCAATTACAGGTCACAGGAAACTGCAATACCATTACTGGCGATGGTGTCACTGATTATCATACGGCGAGTGACAATAAATCAATGATTTTTACTATACAAGCGACAAAAGAAGGAACCTATAGACCTAATTTCAACATGATAAATCCGTGCTCGAACCGGTCAAGGGCATATGTGAAGGTTTTATCTTTCGAGCCAGCATAAAGGAGGAATCAGCATGGCACACATTGCACTTTTAAATGGTACGAATTACCAAGTTGGGGGGGGGTAAAGTCATGATCGACGGCACAGTCTACAGTATCATGGCTACCCGCGAGGTGAACGACACGGTTGTTGTTGAGATGAACCCGACGTCGATCAGCAAGGAAGTGATGACGCTCGAAAATGCTGCGTTTGACTGGACGAAATACGATCTTGCTGAATACTTTGTTTTCGGAGAACAATCTTTACGTTTCATAGCCGTAAAAACATCCATAGAAAATTCGATTAGGTTTAACAAAATGTACGTCACTACTAGTAACCAGGGATATGAACTCCGCACTTTTAAAATAACAGAAAACGCGACTGTAAACGGGAAGCTGACGATAAACGCCAAATATTCACTGGGATCAAGCTACATGGGGTGGCCGATTAGCGACACATCTAAGACAATTTGCACAGTCATACTGAAAAGAAAGGGATGACAACATGATTTATTTTAAGACAAATAACACCGAATACCCGGCCAGCATTGCCGGGAAAGTCACCGACCGGGACTGGGGCGGGCGCGAGTCCAAGTCCATCACGCTGACCATGACCCACGCTGCCGCCGTGCAGCTGTTTGTGGACGGGCTTGTATGGTCCATCGTCCAGCGCGATACCGTCCCCGTCTACGGCACAGACGGCAACCCCACCGGCGAGACCGAGGAGCAGGTCCAGGAATGGGACAACGCCGACTACGCTGTCGCCGGACCCATCACCGACAACCGTGACGGGACCATCACCGCGAAGATGGGGAAGAAAACCGAACTTGAGCTTGCCCGCGAGCAGGCAGCGGACGCCGAACAGGCGGCAAAAATTCTGATGGGGGAGGCAGAATAATGGCTACTACATACACCGAACGCGCACGGGAACTGCGCCCGTATATCGTCAAGGCATCTGCATATCTGGATGACGCAGACGCGCTGAAGGCGAAGGAACTCTATGCCCACTGGGCACCGGACATGGTGGTCAAGCCCGGCGACCGGCTCGTCTTCGCGGACAACGGCGTGGACAAGCTGTACCGCGTCAATGAAGGCCAGGGCCACACCACCCAGACCGGCTGGGAGCCGAATAAGACTCCAGCCCTCTTTACCGTCATCGATGAGCAGCACGCGGGCACGCAGGCAGACCCGATCCCGGCCTCGCGCGGCATGGAGTACACCTACGGCCTGTACTATACCGACCCGGAAGACAGCAAACTCTACCTCTGCGAGCGCACCGGCGCAACGGCCGGCGACAAGATCACCCTGCAGTATCTCCCGCACGAGCTGATCGGCCAGTATTTCACTGAGGTGGCATGATGGCAAATGCACTTGTGAATGGTACGAATTACCAAGTGGGGGGGGGTAAAGCCCTCATTGGTGGAACGGTATATTCAATTGAACAAGGCAAAACGTTGATTGATGGGACAGCCGTCGATATCGTACTGAAGAAAACCGAGTACGTGACGGTAACGATCGTTAACGGCGGTTCGGGCTACAATACCAATCGGGTAAAGTATAACGGCACCCTGTACTCTGCGCCGAAAACCCTGACAGTGGAAAAAGGCGAAGTCATTCAGTTGAAGTACGGCGGAGAATACAATCATACCGGATCAGTTTTTATAAACAACGTCCGTAAAGCCGACTCTGGCAACAGCGTGCTTTGGTACGATTACACAGTAAATTCAGACGTGACCGTTACGCTTTATGACTCTATTCAGACGGCAAACCCATGGGGAAACGGTGCAATTGCTATAGATGTTTACAACACATACGTCACAGAATGAAAAACAAAGCGCGAACTAGGAGGCAACATGAGCCATAAAACCATAATCGCCGGTACGAGCTATGACATCACCGGCGGGACCAACCTCGTAGATGGAACTATATTCCATATCGGGGGGGCGGACGCAGGTCGACGGAACCGTCTACGAGATCAGCTTCAGTAAGCCGCTGACCATAACCGTATCCGGTGGCAGCGGCGGCTATGCGTGGGTCACGTATAACGGAGCCGAGATGACGAGTGGCGAAATCACGATAACCGCCGGTGAGAGCGTGACGGTTGACTGCTTCTCCAGAAACGGGAAAATCTGCTGTATTTACCTGAACGGAAATTTGGTCGCAAGCGCCGGCGGCTGTGCGGAATACGAATACACCCCGTCAGCAAACGCCACCATCAAATTCACCTCAAGATACGCCAGCGGCTGGATCTACGACGCTTATATTACTGAAGGATAAGAAGAAAAGAACCACCATCAAAACCAAAAATGTGGGTGAAGAAATGACATTATCTCAGATCATTGGCGGTAGCAGCGCCGGTATTGTCCTGCTGCTCACCCTAATTGAAATCGCGCCGATCAAGGTAAATCCTTGGTCGGCGTTATTTTCTGCAATCGGTCGGAGGATCAACAAGGAAGTCCTCGACGAAATAACTGAGCTCAAGAAAAACATGAAGGAGATCCGCGATGTCAATGATGAGCGGAATGCAAAAGAATGCCGCTCACGCATCCTTCACTTCGGGGACGAGCTGTACCATGACGCGCGGCACACGAAAGAGCACTTCGATCAGATCCTGGACGACATCCATGAATACAGCCAGTATTGCGAATCTCACAAGGACTTCAAAAACGACAAGACAGTCTTAACCACGGCGAAAATTCGGGATACCTACCGGCAGTGTGTCGATAAGCACAGTTTCCTTTGAGCGGAGGAAGTGTATGGACAATAAAGACGAATTAGAGCGGGACCCTTCCGGAACGGAAACCAGCAAGAAGCTGTACTACCTGTTTATTCTTGTCGCAATCGTCCTGCTTCTTGCGGTCGTTATTATCTCGGCTTCCGGAGGATGCTGCACGGACCTCGTAACCGTAACCGTCGCGTGGATCGGATTTCTGGCTGCCTATTCTGCTTTCTACTTGTGGAAGTCGAAAAATGAAAACAGGGCGAAATATGCCCAGAAATTCATCCGGAAGTTTGCAAACAAGTATGGCGTCGATGCGGCCATCCGCATCTCTGAAGTGGTGTTGAAAGATTAAAGGAGGACAATCATGAAAAACGAATTTGTCGATATCACGCTTACCTTACTCACGATTTGTGCGTTCACGCTCGTGGCATTTTTGCTTTCTGCCAGCAAGCAGAAGGTACGGCAGCTCATCAGCGAACTCGTGCAGAAGATGGAGGACGCTGTTCAAGGCTCCAACATGGGCGCAGTCAAAAAGGAACGAGTTATCGCCCAGCTCCGCACGATGGGCGTTCATGTGACACAATGGGTCGAGGATACCATTGACGCGATCGTTGCCGAGCTGAACAAGAGCAAGGCATGGCTGAAAACGGAGGTGAGCGGCGATGATGAAAGCAAGTGAACTTGCCGCAAAGGCTCTTGATATTGCGAAAAATTACCTCACCGTCTATGTCTGGGGCGCTGTAGGCTCCCCGGTCACAGAGCAGACGATCAGCGACAAGGTCAAGCAGTATCCATCCAACCGGACAAGCGGCCATGAAGCGCGAGCGCGAGCGGTCATCGGGAAGAACGCATGGATGTTTGACTGCGTCAACCTGCTCAAGGCCATCCTCTGGGGCTGGAAGGGCGACGCCAGCAAGTATTACGGCGGCGCAACGTACTGCTCCAACGGCGTTCCCGATATCAATGCCGATACCATGTTCGCCAGGTGCACACAGCAAAGCGCCGATTTCTCCAACATTCAGGTCGGCGAAGCGCTGTGGATGAGCGGCCACATTGGCGTATATGTCGGCGACGGCCTCGGCGTTGAGTGTACGCCGGCGTTCAAAGGCGGCACACAAATTACCGCCGTCGGCAACATTGCGCCGAAGGCAGGCTACAACACCCGCCGCTGGACGAAGCATGGCAAGCTCCCGTATGTTACATACGATGGCTCTGCTGCTCCTTCTTCTCAAAAGAATGGCAAGATCGTCGTGAACGGCAAGGAATGTCCGATCAACCTGATTCTTCGCAATGGCACGAACTATGTCAGCGAAGCAGATCTGTTTGAGATCCTTGGTCTCGACATCAAGGAAATCGATACGATCAACAATGCCGGCTCTCCATTTGTCAAGATCCGAGATATCGCAAAGGTCGCCGGCTGGAAGGTGAGCAGCAGAGGCAATGTCGCTGTCATCGACACCAAATGAGGAAGAAACCAAAACGCGGCGACCAGCTGCAGCTGATACTCGCATCCGTTTATGCGAGTCCATGCGATAAGGAACCGACAAAGTTCTGTTCGGGAGCCTACTATCTGTGGGACGATGAACAGAAAAATGGAAGGTATCCGATCACGTCCACATACTCAAGGTGTGGGATTCATGGCTACATCTCTGGATGGATCGACAGAGATCATGTCACAATCCAATATTGAAATCAGGCCCTCTCTCGGAGCAATCCGGGGGAGGGCTTTTTTTGTTTGTCCAGAGGACAGTCCGCGGACAGTCCATTGGACGTGTCCTTGGGACAATCCATGGACTGTCCACTGGTAAACATAAACGTAATCATAACCATAAACGTAACCATAAACTTAAAGGTTAAATAGAAAATATAAAAAGAAAAAGATGCCCTCACATACAAACAATATATCCGATAACGGATATAATTAGAAATATAACTATAAAAATAGCCGAAAACTATTGACTTTCGAGCGCGATACCACTACGATTAGTTCAGAGGGCAACGAAACAAAGTCGTGGTCCCTTGGACGAAAAAACGGCCTATCCGCCACAAAGCCGCTCAAAGGGCGGCACAGCCTTTTTATTCCCAAACATCAAATTACACCACCTAGCGCGGAAAACCGGAGCCACAGCCGCCAGAGGGCTGGCATCACAGTGTTCTCTTGAGTTTCATAACGATCAACTACGTTTCTTGATTTGCAACTCTGGAGAAAATGGAGATACTTTATTAAATATGATCCGGATTTTCCGCAAAGCACAATCCTGCACAAATGTCCGGTGGACAGTCCGCGGACAGTCCGCAGACGCGTCCAATGGACATTCTATGGAACGTCCGTAGAAAAGTCCGTGGACTGTCCCAGGAAATAAACTCAAATGAAAGGAACGTGATGAAGTATGAGGAAGGAAAGATGCACCAAGAAGGACTACTATCTTGGCATCGCAAAAGCTGTCTCTGCCAGGTCGACCTGCCTGCGGAGACAGTATGGAGCCGTCATTGTCAAGGATGACGAGATTATCGCAACCGGCTATAACGGGAGCCCGAGAGGAACGACCAACTGCTGCGATAGCGGCGAGTGTTGGAGAGAAGCGAACGGGATCCCGCATGGTCAGCAGTACGAAAAGTGTGTTGCCGTCCATGCCGAGGAAAATGCGATCATCTCCGCCGCGAGGCGGGATATGATCGGGGCTGTCCTTTACCTGTATGGAGAAGAGAATGGGAAGCCCATTGACGCCGAACCCTGCGAGATCTGCAGAAAGCTCATCCTGAATGCCGGGATCAGCCTTGTCTACAAAAGCAAATGTGGAGAGTGAGTATGGAAGATACAAAATACGGAGCAAAAGAGATCGTCCGGAAGGCGGTAGGCATCGCAATGGAGCATCCGGAAGACCGGGCAGCGATGTTTGACCTCATCACTGAGCTGTATGGGACGCAGATCTGGTCAGACCTGTGCGAGGTCAATACTCCGGATAATACACAGACGGAAATTGACAAGAAGCAGCTCGAAGATACAGTCGCAGCTCAGGAAAATGAAATCCGAAGATTGCGGTCTATCCTCGATGCTGCTGTCCGAAGTCATCAGATCTGTAAACTGTGTGCGCTCGACGGAGACGAGCATTCGAAGAGCTGCCTCATTCATGATGGAATCTGCGGAGGCTTTTTTGACTCCCGACTCGGGAAATTCGGTGCGGAAAACCAGTAATGGAGAAAGGATAAAAACATGAATACATACGACATCAAAAAGCATCTTATCGGCGTTGGGATCAGACCGAGCTGCGCTGGGCTGAACTATCTTTCGGAGGAAATAATGGAAGCAATGGAGGCATCCAAGAAGATCCTCTTTTATAACCTGCATCAGGAGGTAGCGAAGAAGTACAACACGACGCCTGGCGCGGTAGAACGTGGCGCGAGACATGCAATGCAGCGGGCCATGGACGAGAACCCGAACTTCTTCGATGACATCGGAAGCAGCGATTTCTTCTGGGATAAGAAATTCACGCTTTCTGATTTTGTCTACTCTGTTGCCTATCAGCTGCAGGAAAAGGAACGTTTGAACGGGAAGGACAACTGCCTTCTGAAATCAGAGGTCTCCGCATAACGCCGCCGTGAGAGTAAGAGCAGGTGAAATCTATGCGTGAACTTATTTGCCAGATGTGCGGAAAGACATTCATTCAGACCAACCATAACAAGAAAAACCAGAAATACTGCTGCCGGGAATGCGCAGATAACGCCAGAAGACGCGGAACGCTTTCGTGTAAGAATTTCCCACAGGGTATGCCGTACACAACGGTCAAGATTGAAATCACAAAAGCAATTCCGATTTTTAAGTATCTGCGGCCGCAGGTAGGCGCGGTTTATGAGGCAGAGCGTTATGACTGCACCGGTGCCCTTGGGTACGTTATCGAAATCAACGGGAAGAAGATCAATATCCGACAGGATGAATGCAAGGAGGTTGTTGGCTGAATGGGTACGCTAGAAGACAATGCTGTTGTCAGGGCCCTTGGAACTGTTGAACGAGAGTTGAACAGAACTTTTGATTCTTACAGCATCGTGCAGAAAAGAAAGAAGCAATACTCGAAAGAAAGACTGAAAATGCCGCTGTCGGCAATGGAACTGCATGAAATGAACGGCAGGCCAGTCTACGTTGGCGCACCATTCAACTATTGGGCGATTGTCGATGCAAAAGGTGATACCGAAAAAAACAAGGTCGTATCTGCCACTGTCAAAATTGAAGGAAAACTTGCAAGGCTCATTCCTGCACCCAGCCTGTATCTCGTTCCGAATAAAGAAGACAAATGGAGCGGAAGTATCGAATTTGTAAAACCGGAAGGTGGAGCAAAAGAGTGAATGGATATCACGAAGATGTAACTGAAAGCTATCAGGAGATTTTGAAACTACGGAAGCTGCTCTCTGAGGCAAGAATTCCGCACGAGTTGAGACGCTGTTTTGACGGGTGGCAGATTCTATATCCTGATTCCAAGAAAACAAAGTGTAGCGTTATCGAACACTGCTACAGCTACGGGCATGACTTAGATCGGCTTGAGATTATGGGATTGCTTACAAAGAATGAAAGTAAGCGGGATTCTGTGCTTGGAAATCTCGACGCCAAAGAAGTGTTTTATAGAATCCAACCCCATTATGAACACAACTTTAAGAAAAAATGAGTTGTTACAAATGCAAGTGCAATATGTGCATTTACAGCTGTGAGTTGGGATCTCAGTACATTACTGTCGGAGAGGTTCAGAACGTCGAAGATATCTGCTGGTGTTGCGATGAGTGCAGCTGGTACGACGGAGATATTCATAAACGCTCACAGAAGCATTTTGAATGCGAGAAGCATCAGTATCCGAAAAAGTACATTCAGATGCGGCAAATGCACGAGGAGATGAAAGCAGAAAGAAGGCGAAGGTGCTTTCGGGTGCTGGATGGAAACAAGGACGCTGCGAATTCAGTAAAAAATGAGGAGTGAAAATGCTTAAAATCGACAATACGGAAGTCATTGGATGGGGAGTAGCTATCAGAGGGATCCGCAATCCGATGAACTCTTTGGAGCAGAGCGATAGCGATTACCGACCAATCCTCTGCAAAAGGTGCGATAACTGCATGTCGTATCAGCTTGAGCAATGGGGTGACTGTGAACAGTGCGAAGTGGAGAAGCAGGCAGAAGCCCATGTCGGTTATATGGTTGGCCCCAATGATCTCGAACTCATGACTTGCCTTCGCAACGCTGGTACGGATCATCGGAAGTTCATGCAGATGGTCAATGTGTACGCTGACATCACAGCTCCACTCTATTGGTGGAGTGAATTCAAGGCTTACTGCACAGGCGGAGAGTTCGGAGACAACGAGCCAGAGATCATTGATAGCTGGTATTTGAAGCATGGCACCAAGAAGGATTCCTGCTCAGATGCGCATGATACAAAGAAATTCAAGTTAGAAGACTTTAGCTACGATCAGCTAAATATGATCTGCGGACATCAGCTTGAGAGCACCATTGAATTTCTAAATTTGTATTGGCGCATTTATGAGGACTGGGATTCGCTTGACGCCAATTCCCAAAATGCGTTCCGAGTATCTACGAAAAAAGAGGCATGGCGGCAGATGATCAAGCTTATGCCGAGTTCGTACAACCAGAAGCGGACGGTGATGCTGAGTTATGAAGCTCTGACAGAGATGTATAAGTCCTGCAAGAACAACGAGCTCGACGAGTGGCAGGTGTTCTGTGAGTGGATCAGGAGCCTTCCGTATTCCGAGTTGATTACAGGAGATAAAAAATGATGGTTAAAGAAATCTGCGAACGCTGCGGAAACACGTTCGACGCTGGGCCTAATGCTCATTTCTGCATGGCCTGTAGAAAAGAAATGCTGAGTGAGCAGGCAAGAAGGCGCAATCTCAGCAGACTCGGGAATGCCGCCAGGTGGAATAGAAAGGAACAGGAGAAAAGTCGATGAGAAGACTGATGTTCAACCTCAAATTGAAATTGCGTGCATTCATCTGCAAGGTAAAAGCTGGTATGATCCACGCTCTTGGTGGGGTGACGAAACTTGAGAGCACGCAGACGGTGATGAATGACCGTTATACCAGACGGGACATACAGATAAAGACGGCGAGATACACGAGGATGATCGAGCTCCGAGACACGTCACCTGACTATTTCAAATGTTATGTTGAAAGCTTCAAGATATGTGCGCCGAGTGAGATTGGAAGATACTTAGCAGAAAAAGGCGCAATCACATTCAAAAGAGAAGAACGCGATGGTGCAATCGTGCTTACTGCGGAGGCAAAGTATATTGCTTCGCAAGACGCCTACGGGCCAGATTGTGTTATGCCCAATCGAATCATTTGAAAAGGAGATTACGAAACATGAAAGAAATAGCAGAACTGAAAGACCTTATGGCTGAATTGCTGGATGGTGAAATCCAGTATGAGCCGGAGATGGCTGTTACGGAACGAGGAAAAGAGATCATCAACGAGATTGCAGATTATGCAGAGACAACTGAGCTGTTTAGAAAAGAGCATCATCACGGCGATATGTTTCAAGGAAAGACCTTCCGCGAGATGTTTCTCTATATGCTTGATCGCGTTTGCAATGCGCCGACCATCTTTCATGTGTCTGCCAGCGTCATCCTCCTCATGCCGTTTGTCCGGGATGCCATGATGAAATACCCGCCGGAGGTGAAAAACTGAATGGTTATCGTTGAAATAAATGAAAACGGATTTAAGACTACCGGAACAACAGACCCGAGTCTTGATGGCTTCATGGCTTCGAATATGTCTGCAATCTTATTTTCCGCAGCGCAAAGTGCCACAGAAACCATGCACAAATTGAATCCTGCCTTCAAAACGAGCTGGGAAACAGATAAAATTTTCGGCAGGATCTGCGCGACGTGGAGTCCGTCGGACGAGGCGGAAAAGCATAACTGCGAAGGAATGGCTTTGCTGCTGCTTCATGGTTGTATCGCGATTGCAGGACGTTATCCGGATCAAGTCCAAGTGAATGGTGGCGATACTAAGAAGGAGACGAGAAAATGAAATCTGTGATGATTAGCATTAAACCTTCATGGTGCAAGAAAATCATGCTGAAGGAGAAAACGGTTGAGATCCGCAGAACGAGACCAATTCTTGACACGCCGTTTCGTTGTTACATATACTGCACAGCTGAGAGGGGACTGAAGAATACACTCTTCGTCGCCGGCAGCGACGGAGCGGACTATGCCCTGAACGGCCGTGTCATTGGAGAGTTCACGTGCAAAGAGATTCAGAAAATCTCGAAGCTTGGGTTCACCGGAAGCGGTTTTAAAGTATATAACGCAACCAGATATGAGAACGGGATACAGAAGCAAGGGATGACGCAAAGCCAGCTGCTTGAGACTTCCTGCCTGACTTTCGAGGAAATGGACAGGTATCTTCACGGGTTCGGCTTTGCATGGATTGTTTCTGATTTGCACATTTACGGCATCCCGCGAGAACTCCAATGGTTCAAGAAATGGCATGACGACGGCATGTGGTCAACGCTCTTGAATGTCGAACGGCCTCCTCAAAGCTGGGGCTATGTGGAGGAACTGAAATGAGCGACTACAGCAACGAGAAACGCCAGTGTTGCAACTGTGTTCATGGAATTGAAGAAGGCTTTAACTCTATCAACGAACGGACTATCTACTGCGAACTGACGGCGGAGTGGATGAATGTGAATCTCGGTGAATGTCTCGGAAACTGCGAAAGCGAGGAGGACAAGCCATGGAACGTCTGACGAAATACAGCAAGAGAACCTCACATGAAAACGGCATCTGTTGCACTCATTTTGGAAGTCCTGAATGTTACGAGGTCGGCGGCAACTGTGCCATGAATTGCAAATGGGAAGAAGCTGCATGGGAACGACTCGCAGCATACGAGGACTCGAAATACCCACCGGATAAAGTCGCTTGGGCTGTTGGGACTATCGAAATGGCATTCGATGAAGACGAGACCAGAATCACCCACATGCACGATCTGGCTGTTGCCGATGGAGAGGGACGGGTTGTTATGCTTCGGTTCAAGATCGGCAACATAGCATGGTATTACAATTCAGATTTCGGGACCGAACTCCCATATGTTGTTGAAGCGGTGCATATTTCGAGAGAGGCGACTACCTACGAAGCAAACTGCTCACACGACGGCGAACTGCTGGATTCTATTGATTTTGAAGATTCCGACGTCGGAAAAACAGTTTTCTGTACGCAGAAAGAACTCAAAGAAGCAATGGAGGCAATTGGAGATGGCGTATAGCGTATGCGTCACCTGCGATGTATGCGGCTCTGGGTATCAATGGGAAGACCATTCGGTATCATATTCTACTGCTGTGAGAATCGCTAGAAAAGCTGGATGGAGCATCGGGAAGCGCGGATGGCGCTGCCCTCGCTGCCAGAAGAAAAAAACTACTGCCGAAAGTGAAGAACACAATATGGAGGATCAGTAATGTTTGACATTATTACAAAGGATGGGAGAAGATACACGGTGTATTATGTACGCACTGCTCCAAACCGAATGTATGTTGACACTTACTTTCTGGTGTATGGAGAGACCAATGGATGGTATTGGCTGGATTCCAGCAACTGCATTCCGTGCAAAGAAGGGCGTGAATGATGGAATGCGTTGAAAAGGACTATGTTTTGGCCGTCCTGCGGCTTGCAGCACGCGGAGCCAGCCTGTCAGCAACTATGCGCATTGAAGAGGCGTACAAAAAGATACAGCAATCTCCTGCAGAAAAAGTAGAGCCGATTGTAGAGGCAGAATGGATTCGGGATGAACGTGGATTTTGCATATGCTCGCATTGTGGGGCAACCTGTCCGTATGAAGTCAGCAACGCCGACCATATCGAATACTGGCCCGATATGCTCCGCTGCCATCGGTGCGGCGCCCATATGAACAAAGGAAAGGATGAGCCAAGTGAAGAAGTATTATGAATATGACGACGTTATCAAACTCCTGAAAAAGGTGTGCAGCGTCACTGACGGGAATGTCATATGTGAAGGGAAGGCGTATATGGGGTTGAGCGGAATCCCGAGAAACGTTGAGAACTTCATGCTTGCAAAGAGTCTGCTTGATTCTGCTGAACCGGAGTCGGTTCGGAATGTGACACTCTGCCATAACTGCGAACTATGGAACGAAAGGGATCACTGTGGCAGAAAGGAATACGGGAACTTCGTATGTTCTTGCGCGTATTGGTCCAATGAAGGATATGCGGTTTATACCGGGCCCGATGACTTCTGTAGCAAGGGGGAACCAAAGATAGTCGACGAAGAACAAATTGAAGTCATTGAATTCTGAGTATGATGTAGTAAAACAGCAGAAATATAAGCCAATTGCCCTGTTGCGATTCTTTGCATTTGCGTGGTATAATCAAAAAAAGCCTGCAAGGAGATGTGACGATGCTTGATAGTATAAAGCGTATTTTTTGGATAAAAAGAAATGCCCGTAAGATCAAGCGACATTACAAGAAGTATCCTTATTCGTTCTATGATATTGATGAGTTCGATGATTTCAACCACGAACATATTTGCTTTGCTTCCAGAATCACAAATGTCGAGCTTTCAGATATCTGTCCTCTGAAGAATAAACCGAATCTCACACCCGGAGAAATGGACGAGTGTGAGCGCTGCAAATATTTCGGCATTGTCTCATATTTGATCGATCCATTAACCGGAGAGAAACAAATCCACTTTGATCTGAATAAGGATGTTGTATCCGTACACGAATAATTGACTACTGAAAAATGGGCGTCCTCTTGAGCGAAATTCAAGAGGGCGCCCGCTTTTTATATTTTTGACAAATTCGGAGTCTAGTTTTGTGCAACATTTCATATTACGGTCTTCAGGACTTTTCCATATACACATACCTCTAACATATTCAAGGCAGGTAAGGGCGGCAAATGCCCTACACGAAAATATCTAAAAACGGATATATAAGAAAATAAAAAATATGAAATATCCGAAAAATAACTTGACACACGGGTAGGTTATGCTATCGTAAAGATACGATAAATCAATCCCACGCAACACAACAGGAGGTTAAGATGTTTAAGATTAAAACGCAGTCACTGCTCGAAGAAGCGTACTGCCTGCTCAGAGAAATCGAGAAGCGCAAGCAGGCTGGAAGGCGAGATCTCGACCAGTACGAGATCCACATCAAGAAGGAAATCCGGCGCTACAACAAGGCACAGCAGGAATGCATCATCGGAACCATCATCAGAGATGACGGAATTGACGGATATGTTTCCCTTGAGAAACTTCCGGATCAACTGAACGGCTCTGATATCGACGATGTCAATGAGTGGTTTGAGGAACACCGTGCGTATCCGGATATCCGCTCCGCGTATGACTGCACTGGCCGGCCGTTCACAAACTGGTTCAAATGCTTCCGCAGGCGCGGACATTGGATGGCGTATCACTCAGTCGGATACGACTGCTGAAAACACATGGCATGGTCTGAAAAAATCATGAAGCTGACCTATCGGGCACACGGGGAGAAAGGAATCATCATGGAAGACAAAATCATCATCGATCGCATGGACGCAGAAGAATTCCTCGAAATGCTTATGGACGCTGCTAACCAGGACAACCCGAACCAGTATTACAGTACCGCACAAATCATTGAAAATATCGCAAACGAGTTCAAGACGCTCTGCGAACTGTAAAATGCCGCCTGACCTATCGGGCACACGGGGAGAATGGAGAAGGCATGAGCAGATATGAAAAGATTCCTATGATCGAAATGGCAGACCTTAATGATCTGGAACTGCTGAAAACGCACCGGATCTACAGCGATGAATTTGAGAAACTGCCCGAGGAACGAAAGCTCGAAATCTACAAGTATTGCAAGCTTCACGCGACTTGCCCCGGATGCCTTGCGAGCCTTGAGCAGATCCGATACGCTGTCACGAAGCTGTATTTTGGATGGCCGGAGAAGGTTGATGATACGGATTCAAGCTCCAGGAAGCAGTACCAGCGCAAGGCGCATCTGCTGAGAAATCGACTCGGGAAAATCATGGCGGTCTATAAGAATGAACACGACGACAGGCGGCTTGCATACAACGTATATCGAGAGATGCTTGAAGCATGCAAGGCAATGGAGTCGGTTGATAACCTCGCAGTTCATTGCGCGTTCAACAAATACTTTGACGAGGAGGAAGAGCTTATTCAGAAAATCATCGATCGCTTCGAGAACGCAGCAACTTGAGGCATATCAGCTGCCATGCGGCTGTGGCACGGGGAAATATGCGGCCAAAACCAAATTATATACACAGGCAGAAATAAGCGTAAAAAGGCGCAGAGGGCGCCACAAGGAGGAACATTATGAACTACAAAGATTACTGCGATTTTGCTGAATATCTCAAGAAGATCACGCCGAATGCGTCGGTCGTCAAAGCGAATGCGGATAAGGCGATGACCTTGCTGATATGCGGAATCCAGTTCCGCCCGGAAGGCGTTGGTGTCTCGCTTGGCAGCGATAATGCGGCCTGCAGAGCACTCGGAGATTTTCTTGGGCAGGATGTTGTTGACGCATGGCTCAAGGACTCAATGGCGATTCTTGCAAAGAGCGAGGATATCCGGGCCATATCCGGTATGCTGATGGCACTGATTGAACGGCAGTTCGGGAAGGAGAAAGAAAAGCATGAACAGCCCTGACCGGAAGATCCTCGAAAACGTGTTTGAGGTTTCCATGTGTGCAGCCGAACTGCTCACAGAAAAGAAAATTGAGGTCGAAGATTCACGGGATCTCTGCAATGCGGTTTTGAGCCTGGCAGAGAAATTCGAGCAGGAGCATCCTGACCCGGTGGACTACCTGATGGAGATCTATCTTTTCGCCAGACCGAAGCTGATTGAGCGTTTCAATAAATCCTGATATCCGAAAACGGATATTTATATAAATAAAAAACGAAAATCTCCGAAATAATACTTGACTAGATAGGCAGGCATGCTAACGTATAGTCACAAACAAAACATAAACACAAGGAGATTTCGAAATGAACGTTGCGTACATGGAACAGCTTCAGAAGGAAGCAACTGAAAATAAGCTTGACAGTCGTGCGAAGTGGATGCTTCTCCGCGCAGATCTCGTTGGCGAGAATACGGTTTTTGTTCATGATCCTGAGTTCGACTCCACCGCAGATGCGGTAGGATTTGCACAGCAGCTTTCGCTTGCTGGAATCAATGAGCTGTATGTGAGCAGCAGCTGGAGCAATCAGATGGATAACTGGATGGCGATGGATTCGTTCGGCCTGAAGCTTCGGGGTATTGAGAGCATCAAGAACCCGGCGCATGAAAGAAACAACTGGGCCCCGGAGTTTGTACCGGCATTCAGATTTAGCTTCAAAGACTGAAAGGAGGCGAGCGAGATGACCAGATTTCAGATGGAACTCAGCGGGAAGCTCGGCCAGTTCTGGCAGACCGAAGCCCAGAAGGAACTTGAGCGCGTTAAGTCCGACTTGGACTCGTGCAAGATTACCATTGACGCCGACGGCGTTGCCCGCAACAGCATTGGCCGTGCGCTGGCCGACGATATGCTCGAAAAGGTTGAGCTGGTCGCTCCCGACTGCGTGAACGTGTCCGCTACTCGCGCCACCTACGCGGCAGAGGCGCGAGAAGCCTTGAAAGGCTACGCCAGCCGGCAGCCCAGCGACAAAGAGATGCACGAAATGAGATCGGCTTTCGGCGCCGGAACTACGGTAGTCGACGTGCTGACAGGAAGGAGATACGCGGTATGAAAAACGGCGGTTGGGTTCGGTGGAGACATTGGACGGAGAGTGGGCTGGTTGCGTTCGGGCAGATGCCGATCCGAGATGTCGGGCGGGAGCTTCAGAAGTTTGAGGCTGAAGCCATCAAGGTCCTGAAAGAGACCGGCGCAGATCACGTCTTGTATGGCGTGAAAGAATACGACAGCGATGGGGATCTTGACACGGTCCGCTTCTATCTTGAACCGATGTCGGAGCAGGAGTTCGAGAAGCGCGTCGTGAAGAACAGCGCAGGACTGACGGTATATGCCGTACACAAGAGATAGGAGTATTTGAAATGAAATGCGCTGACTGCTGCTACTTCTGGAAGGAAGAGAATGAAAGTTATCCGTCCTGTCACTGGGAGCCACGCGCACCCGGCGATATGGCTCCGTGCGATTATGAAGATGACTACGACGAGGAGGATGACTGAAATGAAATACTACGCAACCATCACGAGCCGCTCCAAACAGTTCGAAATCGGCGGCACGAAAGAAAGCCTGATTCAGGATCTGAAGAGGATGAAGCGTTCGGGCGAACTTGATGGGTCTGAAATCATCTGCATCTACGGCGTAGACCTCAGAACCGGCAACAGGATCGCGGTCAGCGCCGATGATGAGAACCACATTATGAATGCAGCAATAATTTGAATTGGAGGAAAAAGAAATGAAAAAGAACACAAGCCTTGCGTGCCTTCCGGCAGTATTGACACCCGATGATGTCTTTTCCGGGATCGTCAACAGCCATCATGATCGTGTCCGCATGAGAAATGCAAGAGCTGCCAGAACGGCCTATATTCGCAGTATCCGCCGGAAGGTAACTGCTGCCGTTATCTCCGCAGTATCCGTGCTGACTGCTGTGGCTGCTCTGGTTGGTGTAGGTATTATCCGCGTTTTCTGATTAACCGGAGAATAGGAGTGAATATGGCATACGAAATTGAACTGCACTACGGCTTCGAGAGAAGCCACGATACCTACGAAACCTACCACGCTTTCGAGGCGACAGACATCGAAGAAGAGGCGGATGACGCCGCCATCGAAGCGAAACTCGCTGACCTGCTCGACTGCAGCCCGGACGACGAGGACTTCGACTGCAAATCCATGCGCATCACCCTGCCTGAGAGAACGGTGGAGCGCATCCGAGCGGATGGCTATGCGGCCGGTAGAGTCGACATACTGGCCAAGATGATTGAGGGGCCGTGGAACAACGACGCCTGCAAGGGTTACGCCATCATGGCAATGGAACGTGCTGGCCTTGACCCGGAGATGATCCGCAAGGTCAGTAGTGTGATGACTGACTGCTTCGACGACACATCAGTCGAAGAGGCTTGCCGGTATTACGTGAAGGGGGCGATCTATTGAAAGAATTGAAAAGCAGGACGGAGATTGCGTCCGCAATCAATTTCCACCGGTATCCGGTTCTCACGCTGGATCTTGTAGATAAAGATGAGTATGGCTTGAAAGGCTGCAATGTGCTGGTCGATTTCGGAAAGTTCAACACCGGGGAACCATGGTACGAAAAAGGTGAGCTGCGCGTGTATCGGGATGAATGCAGGTTTGAAATCAAGGCATTCGGGGCATGCCTCAAGAAAGATTTTACGTACAGCGACTATAAGAAAATCCTCAGCTACGCAAATGCACCGATTATTAAGGCTGACCAGGAGATCCTGATTTGCGTGTATGACAGTAACGCAAGACTTGCCTTCAATCCGATTGTGCTGAAGACCGGCGGCATCACCAAGCATTGCTCAACGCCAATCACGCTTGAGCCGTACAATGCCCGCATGTTTTTGAGATGTGCTGGCTTCAAAGAGGAGGAGATTGGATATGACAAATGAAGAAGCAATCGAACTGCTCGAATCCAGAATTGCACTCGATAAAGACCTGCTGCGGGGGGATACCGAAAGTGAGTATGCAAAATTTGTCCTTGAGCAGAACGAGGCAATTCAGGTTGCGTTGGATGCTCTCAAGGCGATGAATTGCAATGGGGAAGCAGATGAAAAAAAGACTGGAATTTAATGTTTCGTGCGCACCGTTTGATCTTATCGATTCATGCCAGCAGCCGTTCGAAGGGCAAATGATGTTCAACGCGGCTGTAGGGAAAATGATGGTATATAGCAACGGAATGTGGATTGAACTCACGGCCCCAAGTGACCACGGAAATGCCAGAGACAAGAAGAATCCTACTGTATGTCCCAACTGTGGGGCTCCGCATAATCCGGAAAGCAGAGTTTGCGAGTATTGCGGAACATATTTCGAATAATCACTTGACTAGACGGCAGGTTATGTTAACGTAACGTCACGATAAAAGCAAAGGAGAAGACGCTATGAATGAAAAATTCGAGGCGCGAGCAATGCTCGTAGCGCGGAAACATGGATATCCGATAGAATGGCAGGATCTTCGCTTCGGCTTCAAACGTGCCGTTATCGAGTGCAGCAGCTACGAAGACATCTATGCCGTTGAGTATCTGTTCCGTAAGATGAAAGATACTTGGGTCGAGCACTGGGCCTGCAGCATTGGAACGTTTTCCGGCTGCGTTTACATCATGGATGCTGCTGACCATGAAGAGCTCGAGCGACTGCAGAAAGAAGACCAGCAGCGGCTTGAAGATTGGTGGACGCGATATCACTTCGCAGATAAAGAAACCCGCCGGCTTATGGCCTGCGGGGCGATTCAATAAGAGGAAACGTGGTGGAACACAAGGACACAAAGGAAAGGACGGACAATATGAGCGAAAACATGGTAGCCATTCGGTGCAAATCCGAATTGAATCCTTGGATGGACTGCGTTATGGTCGTCCCGCAGGAACAGGCCGACGACATTGAGCAGAGCATCAAAGAGCGGATGCGTGGCTTCGAGCGCAACGGCTCCTGCTATGGAGACGTGATGCGCGAGATTGCGCAGGCCGCTGGCATCGAAAGCCTCACTCTCTGCGATTACGACGAGGACACAGACGAGCCGACTGACGCTTGGTGCGAATACTGCGCGGGCCTCAGCCAGAAGATGCCCGTCATCGAAATCGACCTCGGTGAGTTGGGGAACGACGTGAACATCGACGATCTGCTCGATAAAGCCGAGGAACTTGGCTGGTGTGTCCGCGAAAGCGACACCGAATGGGAGTTCATCCAGAGCAGCCCCGCCGGTGAAGATTTCTTTTTCGACATCAGCGCGAGCGACGTCCGCAACGCGGACGACATGGTGCGCGAGATTCGTTCCTATGCGAACAGCTTCGATGCCGAGGAGCACGCCAAGATGTGGATTGAGGCGCAGGGAAGGGTGTCTGGCGTCCCAGACCTCAAGACGCTCGTGAAGGACGCCGACGCAATCAAGGAGATGCTCGACGAACTCGCCGCCGCCGTGGCGAATGACGAAGACAACGCCGAAGGCGACGACGATGAGGAAGAGGGTGTCAACTCTCTCGAAGACGCTTACGAGTGGATTCTGAACAACTTCAACATCGACGGCGCTGCGGATCGCATCATCCGAAACGTTTTGGAGTACGCCGACCGCATGGAAGGCGACGAACAGTACGACTTCCTGACCGAGATGTTGGATGGGACGATTGGACTTTCTGATCGAGAGATCCAAAACCTGTGCTGGAACTGAAGGAGGCGAGAAAAGTGACGAAAGCCGAACTGCGTGAGCGGCTTCGCAAGGGCGCGATCATGGACGACCTGTTCGAGTTCCGTGAGGGTCAGGAGTGCTGGATATTCAAAGCCCCGGAGTTCGAGCCGGGAGAGAACATCCTGTATATCCCGGACACGGACCTGAATGACATTCCGATTGCAGAGCACCCGACCTGCGAAGAAGAAATCGAGGAGATTATCGACCAGTGCTATACCGGCAATGACTTCATTGAGGAGTGCGACGGAAACGTAGAAAAGGCGGAGCGACTGTTCTGGTACTGCGATTGGCAGCATCCGAGTTCGGCGCAGCCAGAAATCGAAGACGAATCTGAGGCCCTTGAAACAGAATATGGAGAACTCCGCTGCGCACATTGTAACGAACTTCTGCTTTGCGACGAATGCGGAGATATGCCGGAGGAGTGCCAGAACTGCGGGTCGACTCTTGTGTATCCGGCAAGTATTGGGGGGCGAGAACAGTGAACCGTAGAGAAGCAATCCGTGTCATTGAAAGCATGCTGGATGGATCGACTGTACTGACTGCGCAGGCTGTCAACGCAATGGTGCTTTCACTTGAAGCGCTGAAACATCCTGAGAAGATTTCGTGTGGAGGATGCAGCCTCTTCAAAGACGAAGACGCATATGGGGATGGGATGTGCTCCAAACATCAAAAGACGGTGAATTGCACCGATCAAGACTGTATGGACTACGAATAGGAGGAAAGCATGGAAGACCTGAAGGGGAAGTTTATCGACATCTACAAAAACCACATCGGCCGTGAGGGCGCAGACAAGCTGCTTGAGTGGCTGGAAAAGTCAGATTTCTTCACGGCGCCGGCAAGCACAAAATACCACCTTGCAAAGCAGGGCGGCCTGCTGCAGTACAGCCTGAATGTGCGGGATCGGCTGGAATACCTGTGTCACGAGGAGACAAAATTCAATAAAGAATTCACCATGCCGTCGTTCGAAAGCATTGCGATCTGCGGCCTGCTGCACGATCTGTGCAAGGTCAACCTTTATAAAACGGAGATGCGGAACCGGAAGAACGAGCAGGGGCGATGGGAACAGTATCCGTGCTATATCCATGATGATAAACTCCCGTATGGGCACGGGGAAAAGAGCGTGTACATCGCTTCTGGGTTCATGAAGCTGACAAGGGAAGAAGCAATGGCAATCCGCTGGCACATGGGGCCGTGGCAGGATGGAGAAAAGCAGGAGGCAGGCAGAGCGTTCGAGATGTACCCGCTTGCGCTGCTTACTCATGTTGCAGATATGCAGGCTACGTTCATTGACGAGAAGGAGTGACAGCGTTATGGCCTACGAAGGTAGATATGCTGGATGGAGCAGAGATGAGTTGATTCGTGAACTTTATAGGAAAGAGGGTGAAGTTCTCCGCTTCAAAAAAGAAAACCTGGAACTGAGTATGAAGAGCAATGATTTGCAGTTCCGAATCGAGCATGAACTTGAACCGAGAATTGAAGCTGAACGGAGAGCCTATGATAAATTCATCAAGAACGCAGAAAGAGGCCAGCATGAGTGAGGGCGATTTTTGCGGCATGGATGCCGGCGAATACTACGCAACAAAGGACTTCCGTGACCGGGAGCGATTCTTCCGGAATCAAGAAATAGAGGAGCAAATGAAAAATAGAACCACAGTAAGGCATGGTATGCTGGACGATCTGAAAGCCTATCTTACACAAAGCGGATGGAAGATTGAGCCCACAAAGGGCGCCTACGAGGTCCTGCGGGCTGTAAATAAACAATATCCGCGCCCTCTGCTCGTGTACGATAGAACAAGCGGCGGATGCGGATACAGTATCGATGAACGGGATCTCAAAATATACAACGGCTGGAGAAGAAACCGGACAAAGCGTGGACTTAATCCGAACTATGAAACAGCGGAAGAGCGGGAAGAATATTGGCTTCAGAAATAAAACAAGTCAACAGTAACCGGAAGAAGGCTTGAGGATTTTTTCTTCTGGCTACTATTGACTAGGCGGGTGGTTCTGCTACGATATAGTCGTAGGGTAACTCCTACAAATACATGAAGCATCGGGCAGGAGGTGCATTGAAGTGGAGAAAGATAACATGACGAAAGCAGAACTGATTGTTTTTCTCAAGACTATTGCAGAAAATATCCGTCTCAAAGCCAAAGACGGAAACGAAGCCGCTGAGATCATCCTGGAGATGATCAAGGAACTCAAAGCACACGAATAATGAAAAGAGCCCTCCGCGTCCAGGTAGCAACTAGCAGCGGAGAGCCCGAACCCAATTAAGGGGCAGTGGAACCTGCCTTCCACTCGCCCCTTGATCGTAGCACAAAGGCAGGAAGAAATCAAGGGAGGTACACACATGGATGGTATGTTCAAATATGTCTTGGAACTGCTGGAGGCCAGCACGGACAGAGAGAAAGAAAAGGCATACCGGCATCTCTTGAAAATCGGAATCGACCGCCACACGGCAGACGTGATGGCGGCCGAATTTTATTCTGGGGAGGTTTTGGTATGATGACACATGATGAGATCAAGGCTGATATCCTGCAATATCTTTCGGATGAATACTGGTACTGCAAAGACAAGAATGGGCGTTTCAACGTTGAGATGTATGCGGATTATCGGGATGAACTCTGCGAAAGCAGTATCAATGAGATCCTGCAGGCAGATGATCCGTATGCAGCGTTCTACGAAAAGATGGATGAGATGTATATGGAGGAAGAATGGCATCTCTTCGATGAGGAGTTCGATAAGATCATGAAACGCTATGACATCCCTGAAGAGTGTGAGGATGATGCGAGAGATATTCTCGAAGCGTATTTGGACTTCTACGCGCCGACAGATCATTTTCTCAAACAGGATGTTTGTGTTGATATTATGATGGATACCGGCGATGGCAATTACGATTACGTTCTGAACTCGGTCTATCCGTGCTGGTACGGCCAGGAGAAGGAAAGAATCGATGATAAGAGTTCGCTCCTGTGGCTTGCAAAGCAGCAGGGCTATACGAAAACGCAGCTGTGGCGTGCGCTTCTGACTGGAGACATTTCTGATCCGAAAGGATTTCTTGAAAGCTGCCGGCAGGAGGTAGCTAATATCACGTCTCAGATGAACACGCTGACGTTTCTTGTGAAGATGCCGCTGCGGGATGTAATCAAGCTGAATCAGATGGTGAAGCTTCAGGACCGTAACGGGCATTTCTGGGATGCAACCAAGAATCCGTACTGCGGATATCTTGTTCTTGATAAGTCCGTCATGTGCGGCTTGTATAATCCGTGGGGAGGCGGCGGAAGTGTCCTTGAAATCCAGTGCGAAAAGGATGTGAAGATCCCGGTCCGTTTTATCAGATCTGCACTCCCGGATGGAGCAGATGGATACTCAGTAGAAAGTGTGTACGGGATGTGCGGATCTGCATGGGAAGAGTGTTTGAAGGAAATCCACGTTCCGAATGAATTCAAGAAGGAGATTGCATGATGGAAACGAAATTTGAAAGAATCGTTGGAGCTACAATTTCGGTGAGAGTCGATTATCAGACCTTGGATGATATCGTTGTCACTGCCCTTGAAGGCGGAATCGGATGGTGGGCTTGCCTCGATAATACTGGGCCGGAATGGGATGATGAGCCGGAAGAGATGGCTACGTCTGAATATGCGGCGTTGCTTATCGCAAATGGGAAAAAACTCAAATTTTCTGATGCCACTGGAGAATGGGAAGAAAACGAAGAGCCGAAATGCCCGTGGGAAGTTGATGCAGACACGATTATTAACGGAATTGGGTTGTATCTCGAATCTGATGGTGGAACAAATATTTTGACGGATGGTAAACTGGATTCCGTGAAAATCGACGCAGATGTTGCATCAGACATCTTCCAGTTCGGGATTTTTGGGGATTGTGTTTTTGGGTGAGAAAATGGAGAACAAGTTTTTCAAGACGTGGGCAGAACTCACGGAGGATCAGAAGAATACCTGCCGAGGAGAACTGTTCGGTACCGGCGAAGAGGCGCTGGAGAAATTGGAGTATCACTTTGATGGTGTAAAACTTTCGACAATCTGCTTCAACAAGTGGGAAGAGCACTTCCCGTATGTAATCACGGATTTTGCCCGTGATGCGGCTCTTGAAGAAGCGTGGGATGACTTCGCTGATATCCCGATGGATCCGGAAACAGAATGTATGGAAGAACCGTTCCTATTCTTCAAGGCTGGTACGAATCGAGAAGAAATCTGGCACTGGTTCGATGAACACCATTCGAAAGGTGTGTATTGGCTGCTGTATGAAAGAGGACTGAAAAAATGAGCGAATACAGCATTTACAGTCCATTCGATATCCAGCAGCACAAAGAGAAGTATGTCAATTATTTGGAGGTGGTCATTTCACCGGAAGGCGTCGTTGAGTATGCGGTTCCTTCGCATTCTGAAATTTTGATCAGACATTGCTGCGAGATGAAGGAGATATCCAGAGAACAGCTCTATGCCCTTGTGCCGAGAGAATACTACTTCGATATGATGACGTGGCTGTGCATGCAGACCGGATACGTTGCGGTCTGGAATGATAGCTTTGTATGTTACGGGAGGCCGACGAAAAAGCAGAAAAGAAAACTGAAATCGCTGAAACTTGCCGGAATCTATCGAGGAAGCTTACAGAAAACCGATATTTTTTGAAAGAACGTTGACATTATCTCCGTTTCGGTGTATTCTGCATGAAAGAAGAGTACGAAACGGAGGGGAAAGCGTGACAGCAGACGATATCATTAAAGCTGTATTGCAGCTTCGGGGAATCCCTGGATACCAACTGGCACATGAAATAGGATGGGCTGCGCAAAAGCTCAGTAAGAGACTGTCGAATGAAACCATGAGAATTCATGAGTTGTATATGATCCTGGATCATCTCGACGTCGATCTTACCCTTACGGATAGAAGAACCGGAGAACAGATCCATCCGAAATGTGCTGGGATGGGGGAGCCTGTCGTCCGATACGTTGATAAGGTGCGGTACAGCACAGAGAAGTCCAGCGCGATTGCGAACAATTTCTTCGCCGACGGCGAAAACAAGTATAACGATGGAAGAGCATCGGAACTGTATATGGACAGCGCCGGCAGATATTTCTTTGCCGAGTATTGCGAGTGGGATCCCAGCAAAAACTCGATTATTCCAGTAAGCAAAGAGAAGGCCGATGAGTTTGTCCGGAAATATGGAACGAGGATCCTGAAGCATCCAAAAATACAAATCGATGATTGATCACAGCCCCGACCAGATCTGGTCGGGGTTATTTTTTGTCAAAAGGAGAAGTGGTGACACTGCTTGAAAATATCCGATAACGGATATAAATTAAAATAAAAAGCAAAATATATCCGGAAAAAACTTGACACACGGGTAGGTTATGCTACGATATAGTCACAAGGAAAACAAAGAAAAGGCAGCTGGGGCAAGAGCCCTGGAAGGCCACAGAAAGGAGAAGTCAAAATGGAAAAGAGCATTTATGACAGCATCAAAACCGCGGAGGAACTTCTGAAGGAAGTAGCGGCGCACGGCCTGAGTACCAAGCCCGAGGACATTTGCAGAGCGCAAGACATTTTCGGTCGCAGCGAAGTGAAAGAGCTTATTCGGCTCGCCAATGACAACGGCCGCCTGAATGGGTTCGACGGTGAACCCGATCCGCGTGGGACTTATTCCTCTGGCCGCGCTGGACTGAGCAAGTATTTCTATCAGGTCGCTTTTAAGATCTGGAGCTGGGAGGATGCGACTCGATTCTACAATCAGCACAGCAACTTCCCGGTCATTGATGCGCTGGAAGAGAACAAGATGCTTCACCAGCAGGTCAAGGAGCTGAACGGAGAACTGAAACGGGCCAAGGATGACCGCGATGTGGAACACAGAAGATGCCGGGAGGCTGTTAACGCTGAACAGGCCGCTCAGAAGAAAATCGGCCAGCTCGAAGCGGAGGTTCACGACCGCGACATGACGATCATGGAGCTAAAGGCTCGGCTGTATGACCTGCTGGTCAATAAGGAGGTGCAGCATAATGCCTGATCCGATTTGCCTGCTTCCGCTTGTTGGATTCATGTTCATTCTTGCCGTTGGGTGCTTTGTTACGGATGATCTTCCTCGCATTCTCCGTTTTGTCAGGCGAAGAATTTTTTTGAGGAGAAGTTGCAAAAGAAGCAACTGAAGTCCCAAAAGCGAATTTTGAACGGAGGTCATAGATTCATGGATAAGACAAGTGCAGAGATCTACTCCGGCCAATCCGACAGCATCAGATACCAATATGGATCAACGGTCGAAGAATTCAGAAAGATCGATGACTCGCGCAGAGAAATCTGCAAATTGTATGACCAGATCATGACCGCCTGCGGCGTGATGAAGGGGATTGATGATCCGTTTATTCGGGATGCAGTTGATCGGAGACTGGTAGATCGGATAGCCTTGCTGGGGCGAATGATCGAATGCGTGAAGCGGCGAGATGAGAAAAGGGCCGACGGTACTTCCTACTTGGTCTACAAGAGGAGTTACCAAATCACGGATGGAAAGCTCCTGAAAACGACAATGCTTGGGGAGCTCGCAAGAAAGTATGCGGATGAGGAAAAAGAGAAGGACCCTGATTCTATATACTTCGTTGTCAGGAAAAAGAAGGACGGCAGCTTGCGCTGCATTTACCGGCTCGAATAAAAAATACGGTTTTTTCCGATATGGATATTGACTAGGCGGCAGGTTATGTTAACGTAACGTCACTAAAAAAGGAAGGAGATGGTTCCGCGTGGGAGACATCGGCTATATGAACATTGAAACCGGTGAACTGCTCACCAGAAGTGATATGCTCAGTCAGTTCAAAACGGAGTACGACGGAGATGATCCAACGAACTGCCTTGACTGGAGTGAGTATTACGAGGAGGTGATCCTGAATGGCGAAGATGATGCTTGAACTGAGCCATGATGAAGTCAACCGTGAAATTCCGTATGTCATGGTTTGCATGGGACGGTATGGGAGCGCTTGGAACACCATGCACAGAAAGCGCCGCTGGGCGGCGGAGTTCACCGAGCGTGAAAAGAAAGCGGCTACGAAGCTGTTTGCAAAGTCGCATGAGTGGACGCTGACCAGAGGTGTTCCTGACAGCGTCGTGATGAGCGTAGAGACATTCAAACTGTGGCAGAAGCTTGGAGATTTCCTTGCTTCGATTTGAGGAGGAAAGAATATGAAGAAAATCGTCAATCCTACGATGCACAAAGGCTATGGAGCAGCGCCGGTCAGAGGGTTCTGCAAGATCGAATTCGAGAACGGAAAACTCAGCATTTGCGGCGTGATCGGACCGACGCGCAACGGAAACTGCAAGGGCCCGGCTGGACAGTGTTCCGATGAAATCCGGAAGGGAAAGCCGGCAGAAGGCTGGACGGATGAGATGATACAGAAGTTCTGTGACATCTGGGATGCGTGGCATCTGAACGATATGCGGCCGTATTGTGAACATCAGAAGCAGCTCGGCTGGGACAAGCTTGCAGTCAAGGCTGTCAACCTCTATAACTATACGCTGACACGCGATGCCGTAATCGAGAAAAATGCTGCAAAGGAGTGTGCACTGAAAGCACTGGAAAAGGGGGAGACATTCACACCGACACCGGAACAGTCAAAATTCGCATCACTTCCGTACAGTGTCCAGCTCCCTGAAGAAATCAGCGGTGAGGATGCGGCCTATTACAAACCTAAGAAGCCGATTTACAACGGAGACGAAGGACCTGTGGAGGTAAAAACGCTTGGTTGGCTCAGACCGGAGGAACATCCTGACGGACTGCTGTGCCGGCCCTGCCCGGTTTGCGGATACAAATACGGATCTGCATGGAAAGAGGAAGAAGTTCCGCAGGATGTGATCAACTGGCTGTTCAACCTGCCTGACACGACAGTGCGGCCCGCGTGGGTGTAAGACTGCTATGAGAGTAAAAGCTGACGATTTAACGCTGTTGAACGATATCCACGGATGTCTGATACGGCATGGGCAGGTCGAGAAAGCTCAAAAGCTCGGCATCCTGCTTGACCGTCTCGAAGCTGAACAGGAGAGAGAAAGGGCCGGCAACCGTTTGAGAGCAGAAAAAAACAGGAAGAACGGATATGTGTGGAAGTCTTCTCATCATCCAAAGCACAGCAAATATCAGGAGAAGGACGAATGAAAATGATTGTATGGGTAGCAACTCACTATTGGGAAAATGAAGTCAACGAAGGCAGCGAAGTTCTCGGTGTTTTCAAGAATCATGATCGTGCATACAAGGAAATTGAAAATGCTGCTGAGATTGAGCGCAAGACCGAATCAGACGATTTCTGGGACTGTGATTGCACATGGGCGGAAGGCGATGAAATTCACCTCGGTCATCCGTCGAGGAATTTCGCAGACTGCAATGTTGAGCATATTTTCAAGGTCACACTGCACAATGTCAACGAGGAGATTTGAGTATGGAAAGAAACTGGAAACTTGGAGACGATCTTGCAACCAGTGATTCGCTTCTTGACGGAATCACGTTTGATGATCTGATTCTCGCGGTTCACTGCAACTGCCGGCGCATTACACCAGACGCAGTCAAGCGCGAACTCAAGGACATGATTGAATCCAGAATGGAAGATCTTAATTATCTTCTGGAACACAACATGGGCGAAATCATCGCAGAAGCAAAGAAGGGGCGTGGAGGATATGAGAGTTAAGATCGGAAAGCAGCGGGCCACACTTCAGGAGAAGAAAAGTGAGGCCGATCAACTGCGGAACTGCAAAGAAGAAATTCACTTTTTGTGCAATGAGAATTTGCGCCTGAAAATGGAACTGCTCGACGCAAGAGCATTCAACAAGAGTGTCCCTCAGAAGAATTTTGCAAAAGGTTATGAGACAGGATACAAATGGGCAATCCGCAGTATTATGCGGGATCTGAACGTGCCATGGTGTATGGATACCGAGAAGAATGGCAAAACGATTGATGAAATTCGCTTGTCTGCTACCAAGAAAATTCAAGCAGCCTTATCTCAAGAATGCGACTGCGACAGGATCGAGCAGCTTTGTCAGCAGCTCGAACAGGTTTCAAAAGAGCGGGATGATGCGCTGGAAACCCTTCGCCGTGTCAGAGATACATTTGACTATGCCACAAAGCATGGCTGATTTTTTGCTCGGCTTGGTTGCAGAAGAAGCAACTCAAAATGCAACATATGAAACTATCGGGAGGAAATATGCAAGAAACTGCTTATTCGAAATATGACTTTCCAGAAGACGTCTTCGAAGAAAGTGAGTTTGACTCACAAATCGAAGAATTCAAGAAGACACTGAAAGAAAACGTCAAGCAGGAGATTATGGATAAAATCGATTCTCTGGAAAAGGAGAACGAAGAACTTCGCATTTTCAGAGACCGGCGCGATGAGATCGTGGCCGAATACCGGAAGGCAATTGCCCAGGCCAAAGAAGACGTTCGAAGAGCTGAAGATAAAGCCAGACATGCAAGGCTTACGGAATTGCTTGGCCCGTATCTCACGGAAGCGTGGAAGGTTGATTGGCGATTGGAGCAGGGGCCAAAATGCGGTAAATGCGATGAGAACCGACAAATCCACTTTTTATCTCCGCTCGGAAGAGAAATGAAGGAAGAGTGCACATGCGCAAAGCGAACCACTGTATTTTTTCCTAGAAAGATAAGTCTATATCGACTCTGTGAATATAGAACCGGAATGATCGAAAAGACGTATGAAAACGTAAGCAACTGCGAAGATGCCAATCTTAGAGCCATGAAGTTGGTAAAAGACGGCGCCGACTTTGCCAAGATCAACACATATCATGATGCCTTTGAAACATTAGAACTCTGCCAGAAATACTGCGACTTGGTAAATTCTGAGGAGGAAAAGAAATGACTGCTCTCCTGATTATGATTGCAGCCCTGTCCGGACTTGCAATCGTATATTGCATTCTGGCTATGATCTGGACATACAGACCGTGCTGGAGCCTCAAGTGGCTTTTCCACGACATTCTCAAGTGGCACGAGCCTGGTCGGTACTTTGAGGAAGGACCTCTCGTCAATAAGTGCCGGTTCTGCGGAAGGAAGATCAGGCTCGGAAGCAATGGCCGGTGGATGAAGGAAATCGGGAAAAACGTGAGACTCGTATATGTCGGAGAAAACGGCTATACGGGGCTGTGTACGGGGCAGGCATACGAAGTCGATGTCTACAGCAATGATGGATACATTTACGTGAAGTGGGATGAGTTATCCGCTTGCCCATATGAAAGCCTTAGTGCGCTGAACAAAGACTGGGAGGACTACGATGGACCAGATTAACAACTGCCCCTTCTGTCACAAGTGCTCTGTGGAATGGCCGGTTTACCTTGATGAGATACACCAGTTTAACAGAGACATATACCCAGAATTGATGTATCAATGCCGCTGCACATACTGTGGGGCAAGCGGGCCGATAAAGGGCACAAAGAGGGCGGCAATCAAAGCTTGGAACAGGAGGGACATGAGCAATGGCAAAAACCAAACGGCCAGAAATCGGTGCTGAAATGTACGCTGTCTTCGAGCACCTTTATTACATACCAAATCATGCTTGGCCCATCATGGAGTATTGCGTATGCAAGGGCACGGTGCGAGGCTTTTTCACCGGCGGATATACGGAGGTGTGCCTGCTTTTTACCGGACCGGACGGGTTTCCGAAGCCGGGGCACTTCCGGCTTGACGACATTGGCAAAAAGCTGTTTTACACGGCGGCGGAAGCTGCTGCCCTAGCCGAGAGCATGACTGAAAAGTACGAGCTGGCATGGGGCTGGATTGGACCTCCGTACATTCCGATGGCGAGGCCGTGGGAGAAAAGCCGAAGCACTATTGGGAGGGGAACTGAAAAATGAAGCAACAAGAGATTTTGCAGGAACTGAGGCGGCATGGCGGCTCGCTGGCAGTAGATGCAGCCAATGAAATTGAGACGATTGCGGCTGGGGAGGATTAAACAATGCCGATTATGAACTACACGACGAAGGTCGATGTGTTTGCGACGCTTAGTGAGATTCAGGGGCAGCTCGTCAAACATGGTGCGAAGAAAATCATGCAGGATTACGACAATGACGGGCATATCACAGCACTGTCCTTCCTGATTGATACACCGAATGGCCCGCGCGGAGTCAAATTGCCAGCAAACGTCGACGCAGTGTGGAATGTACTTACAAAGCAGAAAGTCAAATGCGACCGCGATCAGGCCGAGCGTGTCGCTTGGCGCATCGTGAAGGACTGGGTAGCTGCTCAGATGGCGATTCTGGAATCCGAGATGGTGCAGATGGATGAGATCTTCCTTCCGTATATGCTCAACGATAAAGGTCAGACGCTATTCCAATGCTACCGGCAGAACCAGCTTTCAATCGGAGAGGCAACATGAATGGAATAAAAAAGCGCTATGAGACACAGAAGCTGATGATTGATAGAGAAATCCGGGATGTCGAGATCTACAGGGTTCCAGAATTGCTGAAGCAAGTACCTGGGGCAGATTGCCGGGAGTGCGCTTTCTTCGGAACGATGAAGGCATACGAACTCGGCCTGCCATTCTGCTGGTCGGATGAAGTGGCCGAATCCGACATTTTCGCGCTTGGGAAGCAGATCTGTTTCCGGAAGCGCAATGATACGGATTGAATTGGAGGGATACTGATGGACCTAGAAAAAACAGCGATTGAGCGGCTGAAAATGGCCTCGGAGATGAGCTTGCGCTTGTACAAGCAGCCGCTGGTGATTACCTACTCCGGTGGCAAGGACTCGGACGTGCTGCTGCATCTGGCGGGCGCGGCAGGAATCCCGTATGAGGTGCTGCACTCGCTGACGACAGCTGATGCGCCGGAGACCGTCTGGCATGTGCGGGAAACATTCCGAAGGCTGGAGCTGGCGGGCGTACCGTGCGATATCGATAAGCACAAGCAGCCGGATGGGACGTACATGACCATGTGGCGACTAATCCCGCTGAAGCTGGTGCCGCCGACACGCATTATGCGCTACTGCTGCGCGGCGCTCAAAGAGACCAGCGGCCGCGGGAGGTGGATCGCGACCGGCGTCCGGTGGGCCGAGTCGCAAAAGCGCAAATCCCGCGGCGTTATGGAAGCGCTTCATAAGAATAAGGAAAAGCGGCTGACGCTGATGAACGACAATGACGAAAGCCGCATGCTGATAGAAAATTGCCAGCTCAAGGGGACCCGAACGGTCAATCCGATTATCGATTGGCCGACCGAATCCATCTGGGATTACTGCGCAGTAGAAAAGATCTGTATGAATCCGCTTTACGCCTGCGGCGAAGATCGCGTGGGCTGCATCAATTGCCCGATGGCGGGCAAGCACCGGAAGGTGCAGCTCGCGCGCTACCCCGGATACCGGAATGCCTACATCCGGGCTTATGCCCGGATGATCGAGGAGCGGCGCAGCCGCGGCCTGCCGTGCGATTGGCAGACCGGCGAAGACGTCCTGCACTGGAGTCTGGAGGACGGCGTTTTGCAGGGACAAATGGTTATTGAAGGAATGGAGGAATAAAACATGCCACCCAAAGAAAATCCTGAAAGAGCCTGTGAAGAGTGCATCCATTTTTTTGCGTGCTCCAAGCAATGCGGCGAGCCGATGGCGCAGAGTAGCGCCACTGGCTGTGAGTGCTACGAGACGGTTAAAAGCAGTATGGCGTATTATGTCGGGACACTGGATGGAGCCAAAGGAAAAATTCCAAATCGCCTCCGCGAGCTGGCCGAGGCCGACAGAAACCATCAAATTGTCATCCGACCGTGCAAAATCGGCGATACGGTGTGGGCTGCGGACACGGAGCCCGTAATTCCGCTACATGTTATGGCGGATGCAGTTTATCTGGAGGGAAGACATGGCGGAGACTATGAGAGACTAAGCAACTTCGGGAGCGTTGTTTTTCTTAGTCAGGAGGAAGCAAAGGAGGCGGCGTCACATTGGATGAAGTGAAACGGTGTCCGTTCTGTGAAGGAAGGCCGGTGCATCATCCTGCCGCGCAAGGTGGGCGATACAGTGTGGAGAATAAAGTGGACATTTGAAACATATCCGGATAAAAGCGAGCCATACATTGAGCCGAGCGCCTTCCTGCTGCAAGACGTTTTTAATATCGGCAAAACTGTATTCCTCACAAGAGAGGAAGCAGACCACGAGCTGAAACGAGTAAAAGGATGGTAGATCTTAATGGCATTGAAAATACCAAAGTATATTTACGAGTGGATGGTGCTTACCGCGTATTATTCCTACAAAGCTGCAGAGCTCAACCGGAAGGTGTCTGAGTGGCTGGAACGTCACGGAGTTGACGTCGACGCGCTCAGTGATGGTTCAGGATGCGGATTCGAAGAGCTGATGTACGGGCGTAACATCGCAGATGAACTCTGCGAAAGGATAGAAAGAGAGGCAGCAAATGCGGACATATCTCAGAAGTGATTACGCGCTCCACCCGTGCGGCGCGGGATATGAATATTGCGACGGGGAGTGTTCTCATTGCGAAGCTGCGGCATCGACATATACCTCAAACACTACGCAGCCCAAATATGAGCCGTGGCGAAAAGAAATGCAAGAAAGGCCGGTGACACCGACAAACAATGAACAGACCAGAAACGACGAAGTGGCTTTCGAAACTGCTGGAAGAACATATTGACCCGAAAAACGACCCGCGCGTCTACTGGGCCAAGGAAATCACGTTTGACTACGGCAGCGTTTCTCCCATTCGCGTGGACTATATGCAGTTCAAGCCGGTCAACAATAGCGTGTCCGGCATCGAGAAAGGCGATGTGTACTGCTACGAGATCAAGTCCTCCGTCGAAGACTTCCACTCGAAGAACGGTCACAACCTGATCGGAGATTTCAATTACTATGTCATGCCGCTGGAAGTCTACGAGAAGGTCATGGATGAGATTCCGTATTCCGTTGGCGTAATGCACAAGGCAGAATATTTGAATCTACTCGGACAAATGGAGACTGGACTGGTGACTGCTAAAAGAGCAAAGAGAAAAGACCGGACGCGGCCACTCTCAGAAATGCTCCTGATGATGTGGCGCAGCTCCAGGCGGGAAATTGTAAAAGCGAGAAAGGAAGTGAATGGAAATGACGAACCTTAAACCTTGCCCGTTCTGCGGAGGGCAGGCGGATATATACGTATTCGCCCCAAAAAGCGCGTTATGCATGGAACAGGAGGGCGGCTGATGGGCCAGCACAAACATAACCCGACTGCCATTGCGGCCAAGAACGGGGAGCTGCCACCTAAGCAGCGCGAGAAGCAGTTGACCAAGCGGGAGGCAGAAGTGCTGCTACGGAAGAAAATCCTCGATCTGATACCTGGATCGTTTGCTCTTCCAGATGGAATGAAAGAAATACTTGCAAATGGAGGAACGCCATATGTCTAAATCTGTAAATGAAGTTCTTTTCGAAGCGGTCAAGAACAAACTGCAAACGGCGCGCGAATCGTATTCCAAATACCGATCCACAATGGAGGACCTGAACACGCTGCTCAAGGACATGGTCGATTATGCGCAAAGAAATAACTGGAATCTCAATGATCTGTCCGACTGCGATGTAATCAATGGATACTTGTATGATGGAAAACCGGAAATCTACGATGTCATGGGAAAAATCGTAAAGGCGTTCGGAGTGCCAGAGGAGGAACTTTGAAATGATTGGTTACATCAAAGACAAGGACGTCTACGCGCTCTTTGACGAGCGCGGGGCTGCTCGCGTGCACGTCTGGGACATCGACAGACTGGAAAGGATATACTTCCCAGCCGAACTGCACATAGGAGATCGCGCGTGGAAGAAGGCCATGAGCATCCTCGATAAGAAATACGCGGAAGCGAAAAAGCTGCCGTTCATCCGTGACCCACTGGCATGGGCACTGTACCACACTTGGAAGGAGTTCGATGATGGGAAACGCTGCGACTGAAGAATTTATCAGCAGAACCGAGGCGTTGAAAGACTTTGAATCCTGCAACGCGGAAAATCCGAACTGGACACCTCAGCGTGTGAAAACGCTTCTGCTGCGCCAGCCCGCCGCCGACGTTGCGGAGGTGCACCATGCACGATGGGAAGAAGCGGAATGGCACGAATATGACGCGCAGAGCATGGGAACGATTCGCTTTCCTATATGACGCGCAGAGCAGGGGAACGATTCGCCTTCCTAAAGCGGCAATCGTATGCTCGGACTGCCGGAACACTTTCAAAAAGGATGCGCTTTGGAAAAGGAATTCCTGTCCAAACTGCGGAGCGAAGATGGATGGAGGTGCAGGTAATGCGGTTGATCGACGCAGATTGGGTGCATGAGCACGTCAAGCCATATGAACGATCAGATGAGCAATGGAGCGTAACTGGCGGCACGGCAATCCGGCTTATTCATAATGCAATTGATAATGCGCCGACCGTTGATGCCGTCAAGGTAACGCGGTGCAAGGACTGCAAAGATTTCCACCGGAACAACGAAAATGACCCGTACTGCACGAACAGGCACGGACTAGATGATCCAGTGCCAGACGGGTTCTGCAACTACGGGAAGCCAAAGGAGGTAAGCGATGAACGGTGAATGGGTCTTGGCAAATAAATGCCCGCACTGCGGCGGACGGATGACTCTTTCCAGCTTTTATACATATGCGCGCGAATACCCGATTTTGAAAAATGGGAAAATGGCGAAGCGTGGAAGGCGGGCGGAAGAAGAAGGAATTGGGATTATAACAGCCTACTGCGGTTCATGTCATGTGACATGGAACGCAAGCAACACTTGGGTAAAGGCGGATGGAACGGTTGAAATCAGCGGAAATGGAGAAGGATGGGAAGAAAATGGGCGTAACGATTAAATGCAAGAAAACTGGTCGGGAAATCGATCTTGGATGCGGCGGATTCATGAATCTGCGGCGGAAGGTGGCTCAACTCATGGGAGAACCGTTTTACGGTCACTACGAGAAGCTTTGTAACGCGCCGATCATCATGCAACCGGAAGTGGAAGAGAAGTTTTGGAAAGATTGGGCCACGGAAGCAGACAGGATACTTGCAGAAAACCACTTTCCCGTAAAAGTTGTGAAGTTCCTGCTTGCCCCTGACAGCGAAGCTACGACGCGTTACGGAGCCTGCAAGGAAATCCTGAAGGTCATCGGGGACTACGACGATAACATCTGCTACGGCTATGCCGGCCGAAGCGACTGCGCAATGTTCCGGGACTTCAAGGCAATCCTGCAGGACTGCGTGGACAACAAATGCGATATGGTCTGGATGTAGGAGGGACAGAAAATGGATGCTGTGACGTATATCAAAGAATACAAGAGAATGTGCGAATATTTTGATTCCAAGGAGAATCCGGCAAGAGCATGCGAAGGATGTCCGTTGGAGTGGCTTCCTAACGGGTGCCATATGATTGAAATTGCCGACAACGCGGAGAAGTGCGTTGCGGCTGTTGAGCAGTGGGCAAAAGAACACCCCGTTATTACGCGGCAGAACAAGCTTCTAAACTTGTTCCCTCTGATGGACGCTATTGAAGACGGGTGCATCGAAATCTGCCCGTTACTATTCGATAGATCATTCCACGATAGAAATGATCGAGGCTGGTGCACAGAAAACGACAATAAAGTATGCCCTGAATGCAAACGCAGATTCTGGATGGAAGAACTCAAAGAAGGAGAAACATGATGGACAAGCAGCTGATTTACAGGGAAGACGCGCTCGAAATCGTGCGCCGGACATCCGGGGACTATGCTGCGGCATTTGCTGAGATCAGCCGACTGCCGGCAGTGGACGCAGTACAGGTTACACGCTGCAGGGACTGTGATGGCCGCCGGGTAGAAATTTCGTGGTGTGGGACATATGTTAGGTGCGGCTTTCGTGACGCGACCGGCCTTAATATGCCGGAGGATGGGTTCTGCTCGCTCGGGAGGTAAAAGAAATGATGAATTGGACACTGAGCGATGTCGATGAGTATGGATGCGAGTTCGAGTGCTCTGCCTGCAAACAGCATGTAAGAGCGGGAGTGTTCCTTCCGGATGTATGTCCGCACTGCAAAGAACGCACCAGACGGAAGTATGCGCGAGGGCCGCACATAAAATCGCTCGATAGGATGGAAAACTCGCCGCGCGTATTCTATATCGACAGGATTATGACGGACGGATGGTTCGGATGTATGCAGTTCAGAACCGTAAAACAGCTAATTAAGGCCGGGATGTTCTATGAAGCAATTCCTATTGTGGAGGTGCCGAAAAAATGGAGAGAATGACATTTGACTTTTGCATTGCCGGACAGCACTGCTGGCAGGTACATGGAGCCGACAACAATCTGTGCGGAGAGGTCTGCGAGCAGTACGGCGAGAAAGGCTGCAACAACTGCCCGCTTGGGCAGGCAATTAACCGGCTTGCCGCGTATGAGAACAGCCGGATTCCACCTGATGAACTGCAGGAGGTAGCGGATCTGTTCAAGAACTTCCTCGACGAAGAAGTGCCGGCGGAGGTGAAACGCTGGATGGATCGCTGCATCTGGCACGTCCAGAAGTGTAACGAACTCCGCAAGGAACTCGCTGCGTGCAAGAAAGAACTTCAGGAATTCAAAAAAATCGGGATGTCCCCGAAAGACCTTGCACGCGCTTTCGCAATATGATATGGTGCAATAAAGCCACAGAGGCCCATAGGGCGTATAAACTAGAATTAAATCAAACTACATACATATCGCCGGAAGATGGAAGCCACGGGCGTCCAGAGGCTGACACGCTTGTTACAATGGCATAAACAAAAACGGAAAGAAAACCGCGTTAGAACACTAGTCTACCTGAAAAGAAAAGGAGACAGTAAATGCATTTAAGATTCATTGTATTAAATAACACGAAAAAAAGAATGGAGCTGCGCTGCGGCTCCATTCTTTCCTATTTTATGAGATCCGAGAACTTGTCATATGCATCAGCAGCACTTGCAGCGGCCTTCGCCAGCATGTGAGAATAGATGTTCTGCGTCGTAGATACCTGCGCATGGCCCAGATAACGTGAAACGGCAACGGTCGGTACGTTATCTGCAATCATGATCGATGCGCATGTGTGCCGCAGACTGTGCAGATGGATCCCATCGTATCCGTTTTTCTTTGCAAATGCGGTAAACCAGTGGGTGAGGGTATCCGGGTGGATATACGAGCCGAATTCGTTTGTGAAGACCAGACCGTCTGGATTGCTCCATTTGTCTCCAAGCAGCTCAGACTGCCAGTGCTGCCACTCCAAACATTTTTGCAGGATGATGACAGCTGACTCAGGCAGCTTCATGTATCTGACAGAGGTTGAATTCTTAGGTGTGTCTGCATAAACACCGCCGTTAGAAACGTAATTGAGTGTGTTCTGGATGCGCAGAATGCTTTCTTCCATACAAACGTCGGACCATCGGAGGCCAAGGATCTCTCCACGTCGCATACCGGTGAGCATATCAAACTGAATCGGAGCCAGATACTTGAACGGAGCACTTCTGTTCAATTCTGAGATCAGCTCGCGGACGCTGCTGACTTCAAGAAAAGCTGCTTCTGTCTTTTTCGGCTGCGGTTTTTCAACCTGCGCAAGCGGCGATTCCTTCAGGTATCCCCACGATACGGCCTTGTTGAGCATAGAAGAAATCAGATCGTGGTAATGCCTGAGCGTGTTTTCTGAGAGCGTTTCGCCCTTCTCTGCCTGGATGAACATATATGCCAACGAGCGGTGCATGGAGCTCGCAATTCCCTCCGCCGAACGAGCATTGATATTAGATCCTGAAATTGCAGCACGCAGCGTCCGGACTCCGATACCTGCGGATTTGGCAATCGTATCTTGGGTTTCTTTTGCTTCTTTCAGCAGTTTGATCCCGGCAGGCTTGAGCTTCCACTTGGAATCTCTTCGGGATCCGTATCTTCGGAGTGTATCGTAAATATCATTGATTGTAGCGCCGTCAATTTCACGCAGCTTGCACTCTCCGATTTCATTATTCACAACGACAAGCAGCTTTTCGTAATCGGACACGGTTTTCTTTTTCAGCTTCGGCTTTGCATAGATCCGCATCCAGACCTCAGAGAAAGCGGCAAAAGACATCTCGTCTTTT